ATGGGGCGCAGGATTGACGATAGCAGTGCAGACCGTCATCTGACCAAAATCAGGGGCATTTACTATTACCGCCGTCGCGTACCGGGAACCATCGGGACGCTCGATTCGCGCTCTCCCATCATTAAACAGTCACTGCAAACGACAGATTTGGTCGTTGCGCGGTCCAAGCGTGATCTGCTCGAAAAGGCAGATGGCGAGCTTTGGGCCTCGCTAATTATGGGCGGTGACAAGGACGAGGCCAGAGCGAAATACGACGCTGCAGTTAAGCGCGTGGAGGCTCTGGGCTTCACCTTTCATACGGCAAGGGAAATCGCTTCCGAGCCGCTGGATAAGATCCTCAAGCGCATTGAGACCATCCTCGCGCCGAGCGCGCCGGTTATGCAGGCCGCTGCCATTCTGGGTACCGTCGATGCGCCCAAGGTGACGATCAATCAGGCGTTCAAGATTTATCGCTCTCAAATTGCAGCTGACCAGCTCCGCGACAAGAGCGAGGCGCAGCGCCGCAAATGGGTGCAGCAGAAGCAGTCGGCGGTGAATTATTTTGTCGAGTTGAATGAAGATAAGCACATTGATGAGATTACCCGCGCTGACGCGCTCAAGGTCTATAATTTCTGGTTGAAGCGGATAGCCCCTGACAAGGGTGAAGCTACACACACAGCGACGGCTGGCAACCGAATCCTGTCGGATCTCAAAATTCTCTACGGTCGTTACTTCACTCACATTGGTGACAAAAACCGCGAAAACCCTTTCGCAGATCTCGGTTTTATCGAGAAGAAGAGATCCAGACCGCCTTTCAGCGCCACGTGGATCAAGGATAGCATTCTCAAAAAAGGTGCCTTGGCTGGCCTGAATGATGAAGCGAGAGGCGTTGTTCTCGCTATGATCGAGACAGGCGCGCGCCCCAGCGAGATCTGCAACCTCCTGCCTGAACATATACATGCAAACGAAAAGCTGCCTTACATAGAGGTAACAGCTATCGAAGATGGCGAAGGCAAGCGGGAGATCAAAACGGAATCATCCAAGCGGATTATTCCGCTCGTGGGTATCGCTGTTGAAGTGTTTAAAAAGCACGATGGGGGATTTCCCCGTTACCGGCACAAAGAAACCCATATGTCGAACACGCTGAATAAGTTCTTCAAAAATAACGGGCTGTTCCCAACCGACAAGCACAAGATCTATTCGTTTCGACACGCGTTCGAAGATCGGATGAAAGAAGCAGGTCTGGATGCAGAACTGCGCCGGTCGTTGATGGGGCACACCATCGACAGGCCTAATTATGGGGAGGGCGGCTCTCTGGAGTGGCGGCATACTGAGCTACTGAAGATTGCCCTGCCGTTTGATGCTTCGATCATTTAAGTGTGTCATTTTCACACTCGATATAAAAAATGACACTTTTAATGACTATATGACTTGGCAGGTGTCGGGCAAAGCAATTACTCTTCATCTGTGATTGCGCTTTGACGTATGGCGTTGTATGGCACCGCCAATCGTAAAAAGGCGGATTCTCTTGTTCAAAGTAAGAGAGTGTTAACTGCTTTGTGCGTTCACTAAAATCAGACGGGAGATAGAATATGGCTGTGCGTAAATCAGTTATTACACCGGCTCCTCAGAGACCGGAACTGGATAGACTCTTAGAGCATGCGCGTCAGCACGGTGTTACAGACGAACAGCTGATGGAGCAACGAGCTAGCTTTGCTTATGGCAATGCGCCAGTCGGATCCAGAATTACTAAAGAGTCGGCGCGGATTGCGTCTAAGAGTGTACGTCTCGTACACGCTTAAATAAGGCGCTTTATTGAAGCCTGCCCTCACGGGCAGGCTTTGGCATGTTCGGAGGGGCCATGTTAGTTACTGAGAACCAAAATCCCGACCTGTACGAAGCGTTACTTGAGAAGAATCTGCTTCGCCAATATGATCTCCTAACAAATTTCATTGAAATAGGCATTGCGCAGGGTCCGCAGGCTTTCGATAAGTATATGCTTTGGGCGCTTAATCATGCTGCAGTGGCCGGTATTTCTCAGTTCGGCGGCAGATTCAGAGAAGAGCCAATATACGTTGGCAACCATATTCCTCCGCATTTTGACAATGTTCCTGAATTGATGGATAGGTTTGTTTCATTTATTCATGAGAACTGGCACAATCTTAGCCCTACACAGCTTGCTGGTTACGGACTGTGGCGCCTCAATTGGATTCATCCTTTCATTGAAGGCAACGGACGTACTGCGCGAGCTGTTTGTTATTATCTTCTATGTGCTAGATCTGGGGTGTTATTGCCGGGCAAAAAAATAGTGCCGGAGCGTATTCGAGAGAATCGACAGCCATATTACGAGGCCCTACGTGAAACGGACCGCGTCTGGCATGCAGGCAACCTCGATCTCAATCCTATGGAAGCATATCTCGCTGATCTACTCCAAGCCCAGTTGAGCGAGCCGGATAATGGCAACGGTAACAATAATTAGATTGGCACCACGCTAATTGGATAACATCGCTGTTTGTTTCGATCGTTTAGCGCGGGCGAAGATCTCCGCCATTTTGCTTTCTGTGGATGAAAGCGCCTCCAGCTCCCGCTCAAGGCGTTCATATATAGGGAGGCATTTCACGCCATCTGGCCCGAGCCGCACCATCCACTGAGCAAGCGCATCCATCGCACGCTCAATGCGGTCACGCGTGATTGGCTGTGATTGACTGGACCCGGGGTTAACCACGTTTGCTGCCATCCGGTAGTTGAATGAGAGTGACCGCCTTCATCGGCGCATCCTCGCGTTCCGAATGATGACAAGGCCGGCTTCGTCGTCGCCAGATACGCCATGCAGGGCCATCGCTACTTGGCACGGATCAATCTTGTACCTTTGCCAGAAGTCCTGTTCGTTCATGGAATGCTGTTCACGGTGCATTTCCGGTGAGAGCGGAACCGTCCAGCGGTCATCCGGCTTTTCAGCCTTCCCAGTGTCGCGCTTTCCAAGGTGAGGAGCGGCATACCGGATATGAGCGGCTTCAACGCCATACTGTCCGGTAATGGTGCACGGAAGGGTTCTTATCCACGCAAGATGTTTGCCATTCTCAATGCGCGGGCGCTTCTTCCCCTTCGCTGGTGCCAGTGAGAATGCAGTGTCATATCGAGGCATTCTGAATGCAGCAGCCATGTCAGTACCTCGCGTAGCCGAGTTCTTCGGCCAGTTGCTCGGCCATCAGGCCGTTGAGTTCGTCGTAAAGGTGGCTTCGTGGGCGGTGCTGGCGCTTGGCCGTCTCGATTTCCGCGATCTTGGCGGTAATCTCGGCCTGAAGGTCGCGGCGCTCCGGTTCGGGGAAAAGCCAGTTGAAGAATTTTGCAATGAAAGAGGGGATCATCACGCAACCTCCTCCCGGACATAGCCGTAGGTTTCGGCAAGCCATTTCTCAGCCTTCTTGAAGAAAGACTGGAATTCGGCCTCGCTCATTTTGTCGAAAGAAATGGAACCCGGAATAGCGATGGTGAGGCCGCTTGGAAGCGTGACAGGATCAATGACGCCATTCTGAAGCTTGAGAATTTCGTGCAACTTTTCCTTGGTGTAAGGTAGGTCGCAAGCATTGATGACTTCGCGGAGGATGGCGAAATACGCACGAAGCCTTGAAGTGTTTCTGAATTGCTTGATTTCGATGTTGACCAATTCGCCTTGAGCAACGCCATCAAGCGCGGCCATGTCGAATTCCATTGCCGGAACAAGAGAATTCCCCTTGCGGACGAAACCGTAGACTGGCTTTTCTCGCTTGCTCATGGCTCACCCCGCGTTGACAGGGTGAGAGTTGAGCATTGCGCGAAGAACGCGGGCGATCTGGTGCTTGCGAAGATCGAAGGCGCGTTGAAGGGCTTCTTCATCCTCGGTCAAGGTAGCTTCAACGTCGAAGTCATCCCAGATTTCTACAATCTGTTCCTCGGTCTTGCCGGTCGCCATGGCTTCATCGACTTCAGACAGAAATGCCTCAAGGTCGAAGGCTCCGCTATTATTGACGATTTCTGCGTCTTCAATGTCCTCTTGTACGGTGGCTTCCAAGGCAGGTGACGGCGGGGAAGGTGGGCTTGGTGGTGACGGGTGTGTGACGTTGACGGCTTCCTGTTGGGCCGGAATGTCTTGTACTTCTTCCGCGATGCCGAGGCCGCGAAGAACATCCGAGAAACCGTCACGCAATGCAAAGGCGCGGGCGCGCATCTTCAGCATACGGTCTGAATACTGCGACCATGGGCCAGACTTCCCCCAGAGCGAGGCCTTGCGTGCATCGGCAACGGAGAATTCGCCAAGTTTGGCCTCTGGGTCGCCCTTACGCTTGACGAGGCAGAGAGCCTTACGGTCATCACCGGCACCCTCAAACCATTCCTTGAAGCTTTCCATCTTTCCGGACGCTTGCACGACACCAAGTGCACCGTCACCCCAGAGGGTGGCACGACTGTTGATGACGGCAATCGACTGTAAAGCGGCCATCGGTGTTAAACCGACTTCCATACCGTGCATGATTGCAACCATGGCTTTTTCTGGCGTTTCCAGTCCCTTGGGGGCCATGCCCGCCTTGCAAACTGCTGACGCAATCCGCCATGCGCCGTCAAAATCCTGCGGGACTATTGCGCTAACCCTGCCGCCTGCTGGCAAAGATGGGAGGCGATTGCTTTCGTGATGAGCTACAGCGTTCATTATGCGGCCCTCTGTTCTTCAAAGCGCTCAACGCCAGCAACTTCGACACCGGCGCGAACCGCACGGTTGGCAAGCTGCTCGACAAGAGCTTTCATTTCAGGGTGATCTTTCAGGGCAACCAAGGCCTTGTCGTAATCAACGATCCGGGCAGAGACGAACGTGCGAAGGCTCACCTTTGCCCCAGTGCGACCGGCGTGAGCATTCGTAGCCTGCGCGGCTTTCTCACGTTCGGCGGCTTCGGCCTTTAGCTGTTCAGCCTCGGCCAATGCAGTTTCGTCGTTGCCTTGCTCTGCTGCACGGGCGCGTTCCTCAGCCTCTCGGCGCAACCGGTCTGCTTCTTCCTGCACCTTACGGCGGCGCTCGTTTTCAAGGCGCTGCTGCTCGATCAGAAATGCATCCATGTGGCGCTTGAGCTTCTTGGATAAGTCGGCAGGCTCTTCCTTGAGGTCGCGCCATTTGTCATCGACAGCGCGGCCCGCGTCCAAATGAGGTTGCTTATCGACCTTGTGCAGATCGGTTGCCTTCTTGGCGATCCCGGCGAGTTTTTTTGACCAGACTGCCGCCTTGTCGGCCTGCTCCTGAGTGGTGATAGGCGTTTTCAGGAAGGTATCGGCCAATTCCTTCTCGGCCTGAAATTCCAGCTTAAGCGCTTCGTGGGGATCATCCGGCAGATTGTGACCGATAGGCGCAACCGGCGCGTCATCATCCCAACCGTTGCCGTCAACGGCCTTACGATATGCAGCCTCGGAAACCGGGAAACGGCAAACCCACGACCATAGGTCAACCGGATCGCCCATTTTGTCGCCAATCTTTGCGAGAAGCTGGCCGTCCTGGTCCCAGATGGCGACCGGAAGCCAAGGCCCATCCTTGCCGTTGCGCTTGCGGTAAAAACCGGGCTGTGCATCGCCCTCGTGGACTGGCAGGCCCTTGCCCACTTCTTTCGGGTCTGCAAGCGCGGCGGTCCAGAATTCATAGGTATGGGTCATGCTGCAATTCCTTCTTGAACAAGGTCGCGTGTGTCGGTCAGGTCGAGGTAAATCGACCGAATTTCACGACGGGCGTCATATGGGAGAGGGCGGGCGAGAAGATCGCCAGCGGCTTCAATACGATCTTCGATAGGCTTGTCTGTGCTGATTGCGGTCAGATACAAATCAACCTGTTCAGCGCTGAGGTGATCGGCGTGACTGGTCATGGCTTACCTCCACCGGCTGTCAGAGCCGATAAGCAAGCTCTGCTTGGTCGTGATGAAAACCGGCCCGCGTTCTTCGATGGAAATGGCGTGATGGGCGTCTTGAAGCGTGTAGCTGAACTGCTTGGCGTTGAATGACGTGTTGCGCTTGAACCAACGCTCGAATTGCTCCGGCGTAGCCTCGACGCGGTATAGTTCAATGTCCTTGAGTTCCGCCGCCTGTTTTGCGCGGTACATTGACCATGCAAGCTGCATGACGCGCTTTTGGCGGGTGACTAGGCGAACCGGCTTTGGTGCGCTCGCCTTCAAGCCCGTTAGAGCTTGTGCAATGTCGTTGTAGGTTGTCTGGATTGAGGGATACACGTTGCGCTCCGATCTCGTTTGTTGAGATGACCGTACAAAACGTACGAAGCGCAGTCAAGTACAAAATGTACGATAATGGTGCAATTTGTACGAAATGAATTGAAGTGAGCCCGTGACGTGCTAGAATCACAATGCAAAGAAGCCCCGACGTGAACCGAGGCTTCAGGCGGTATTAACGGGTTGTGCTATAATGTCGGCACATATAGGTGAGGGCACATGAAACAGAACACATCGCATGCGGTTATGGCTCAACGGTTTGAACCGAAAGATAGCGCTGACGATTTCCCTACGCCGCCTTGGGCCACGAGAGCGCTCATTGAACATGTGATTGGTTCACCTGAAAATCTTCGATCAAAGGCTTGTCTGGAGCCAGCATGTGGTCGAGGTTTTATGTCAAAGCCGCTGTCCGAATATTTTGGTCATGTTGATAGCGCGGATGCATACCACTACGGTTTTGCGCCTGTACGTGATTTTCTAACTTACCCTTATGAAGCTCAGTCTCATGATTGGGTGATCACAAACCCGCCGTTCCGGCTGGCTGAGGAGTTTGTGGAGCGTGCGATGGCTGTGGCGCGAGAAGGAGTGGCGATATTGGCGCGTACGGTGTTTCTCGAAAGCGTGGGACGCTATGAGGGGATTTTTAGTAAAACTCCGCCCAGTAAGTTTGCGCAGTTTTCAGAGCGCGTACCTATGGTGAAGGGCCGGGTTGACGCTAAGGCCAGCACCGCTACCGGATACGCTTGGTTTGTGTGGGAAAAAGGCGCGGAGATTGCTCACCCGCGCCTTATGTGGGTCCCACCGTGTCGGCGGCTTCTCGAAAAAGATGGTGACTATATTTGACCCGCGCGAGCAAGACCTGCGCCAGTTATCGATAGCCCGCCCGGTATTTCAGACAAATAGCCATCGTTGATATAGTTTCCATCGCCTTTCTTATGGGAAGTGATGTTTCTAAGCCGTTGTTCCCATACAGCTTCGTTGGGCCGCGTGTCTGATGCAACCAAATCTTCTGCCGTCAATGGGATGACGGTTGGTACAGCTTTTGTGAGGTTTGCATAAGATGCGCTGCCGCTTGCGAGTTTGGAGAGTATTATCAATACGGCTTCGGAAATTTCTCGCTCTGTAGTCCTGTTCATACTGTCTGGCAATTTGTCCCTCCACTTAATTACCCTCGTAAATAGAGAGCGATTCACGCGCATAAGTCGAGTCAAAATGTAGGCGGAGAAACTATGTGAACCGCAGCGCGTGGCGCGCTTCTACAAAGATAATTGTCTATCGTCGATTTCATCGGAACGTTTTTGCGCTCTCTTCGTTTTCGCTTGGCGAAGAAATTCACATCAATCAAAGGATGATGAGATGAGCAGCACCACGGACAAAATTAAGGGAAAAGCCAATCAGGCTGGCGGAGCTATCAAGGAAGAAGCTGGCAGGCTTACAGGCAACCGAAAGGTTGAAGCAGAAGGTGCGGCCCAGAAGCTGAAGGGCAAGGCTCAGGAAGCCAAAGGTAAAGCAAAAGACGCCGTAAAGTCCGTTGTCGATAAAGCCTAAGTGATTTTTCACTGAAAACTCCCCATCCTGCCGGGTGGGGAGTTTTCTTTTGCGCAAGCATAACCCCGCCGAAGCGGGGTATGAATTTAAGAAGATTCAGAACTTTCAGCCGAAGCAGCGCTGTCTTCGCTCATGCTTTCTTTTCGTGCACGAATACGGAACCGCCCTAAACAAAAATGATCATCTTCAAGTGAAAGCGTGACGTTGATCTGGTCGCCTGGTAGCACAACAACGCCCTCAAACTGAATGAATTTGACTCCATTCACATGGGACACTGATCGTTCAGGCACTTGTGGGAGCTGATCAACGGAAACCTGCTCCTCTTCGCCGTCGCCTTTAACAATACTAATTTCGATAGTCGGACGTTTGCCTGCTGCCGATGCTGGTATGGTAATATAACAAGCAGCTGCAAATTTAGCGAGTACGATCTCTCCATCTTCGTCAGTATCGAAAGACGCTACATTCTTCGGGTAAACTCCAATATAACTAACTTGGCTGTTGTGTTCTAACCTTATATCCTCACAGAATACGACGTAACCATCCAGATCATGCATCGTCATACTCGTAAACAGAAATACTCCTGTCGACCTGCGAACTCTTCTGCCAATTATTCGAGGAGTGCTTCACTATAACCTCCTTGAAACCAAGTTCACCTACTTCATCTTCGCATCCATGATAATAGTTTACACAGCTGGCAGCCTGTTTTCTTAAGAGGTCAAAATCGGGCTTGAAATCGAGTGCCCATGCGATCTCCGCTAGCGTACCGATTGTTAAATTTGCATGGCCAGAGAAACAGCGGTTCACACGTGACCTGTCGACGCCTATCCTGCGAGCGATTTCGCTCTGGGTAAGCTGATCATTAAGTTTCCGCTCCATAAGCGCCGCTTGCAGTCTGCGCCCCACCTCAGCAATGAAGTCTGCAGAAGCTTCCTTTGCAGGGTCTAGTTCAAAAAGAAACGACATTGTTTATCTCCGCCGCTGGAGTGAATTTCGGTGCGTCGAGGTCAACTTCATCACGCATTCTGACCGCTTCGTCTCTATAAACGACATGATTGTTTAAAGTGTGTACTTCGCGAAACGTAGCCATATTTGTAGCCAAAAAAACGCCAGGTCGATAAACCCACCCAAACATCCGCAAGTCAGCTGTTTTTAATTCAAAAATATCCAAGCCAGCAGGTCGCATAATATGAAAGTGTTCCCACACGGACAAATCGGCGCCTGTTATGAACATTTTCAAAAGCGTCCTCAATTGCTGTTCCGGGGGCGCATTCTCAGGGTAGAAAGACTCCGCTTGTCGCAGTTTATCTCGGATAAAACTTATCACGGGCGCGAATACATAGATTCGTCGGTCCTCAAATTCTTTAGGGCCGAGGTTGATGTCGATCTTAGTTAACACCTTCTGTTCACAAAGTTCTATTAGTGTTGCCATATAAGTCAACACACATTCGTTGACAACTGGTAACGATGCCGCAACCAGATTAAATTTTTTTCATGAAATTCAGCTGCGATGCTAAACACAGCTCTACCCCTTTACGCTGTTTGCCCGATGACCAACATATCGTGATTCCTAATATCCACAACCGCAACTCGAGACTGGTTGCCCGGCAAGCACAACATCTAGCGGCGGCAAAATGCCGTTTACCTCTCGGCAAGAATGTTCTTGTTTCGTTCTCTTAATTGAGTCATCCTGTCGCACATAACAAGCGTACAGGGAGTAACGGGTATGAGCATGCAAACCAATTTTATCGTACAGAGCTATAGTAAGGGGCCGAGGGGCAAACTGATTGCCGACACTCCGTTCATCGCGAAAGACGTAGCCCACGCAAAGCGCACTGCTGAGCGCATGGCAGTAAGCAGCCCCATGGTGATTGCCTTCGCCAATACAGGCGACGCAGATACCGGAGATTTCGAAGAACCTAGATTAATTTATGCTCATGGCGATCCGCTGCCGCCAGAAATCGAAGAAATGGAAAAAATCTAACGCCGGAGGCCGAATTGATCCGTTATGTCTCAGGCGGTAAAATTCTAAAGAAATCAGCCGTCGATGAAATGCTCGAACAAGCTCTTTCTTGCGACGAGTTAAATGCGGCAAGGGAAATTGAAAAGATCAGCCAGCGGCTATCCGATCTTATGGAGTTGGTTCACGGTGGGGATTGGCAGTCTCAGATTGATCATCAGTGCGGGTACGTTCTTGTTCATAAGCGTTAGCTTTAATTGAATTGCTTATGATCGTCATAATCGTATCGACGTTGTTCTTACTAAGGCCATCCACACGTAGCAGGATGGCCTTGACTTGTTCCAAATCCGTAATTTTTGACGGCTGTTCCGAGCCTTCCCCGTAAAGAAGCCATCCAGGTTCGACGCCAAAAATTCGCCCGTATTTTACTGCGGCCTGCCGTGATATCGGTCTGTTCCCGTTTTCATTGCTAATCAGTGTATTCTTATTGATCTCTTTAATCGCATGCGCAGCATCGCTCGGGGTGGCATACCCAGCGTTGATGCGCGCTTCTTTCAAACGGTCTTTTGGTTCCATTCGTACATTATGACTTAGTATTGTCGTTCATAGTGTACGATTTGGCTTGCATCGATGTCGTACGTTATGTACGATACAGCCATGATGAACACGCCAAACACTATTACCGATCTGATTGATAGCTGGGGCAAAATTTCCGATTTCGCCCGGGATGTTGGCTGCGGATATGAAGCGGCCCGGCAGATGCGAAGGCGCGACAGCATCGCGCCCGAACATTGGGACAAGGTTGTTTCAGCGTGTTCAAAGCGGGGTTTTAAGGGGGTCACATATGTGTGGCTCGCCTCGCATCGCTCCCGCAAGGAGGCCAGAGCCTCCATGCCACACCAGCAAACATCAAACCTATCAGGAAACATGTAATGAGCGACGATATCACATCGGAAGCGCAGACGATTCCCGTTGGTCAGCTTCGAGCCTTCATTGAGCGCTACGAGCGCCTTGAAGAAGAAAAGAAGACGATCAGCGACGATCAAAAAGAAATTGTCGCGGAACTGAAGGGTAGCGGCTTCGACGCCAAGGCCTTCAAGGAAATCATTCGCCTTCGCAAGAAGGAAGACCATGAGCGCCAGGAAGAAGAAGCGATGCTTCAGCTTTACATGGACGCTCTGGGGATGTCGTAAGCCATGACTGCGACCGTTTTCCCAACCCATGATGGAACATTCATCGCATCTTGCCGTAAGACCGGCAGGAGCGCGAGCGGTCGCACGCATGAACATGCATTGCAGAATTTTCATTCGTTGGTGAACTCCTCCCACACTGACGAAGAAAGCCGCGCCACCTTCAATAAGCGCGGTGAGGCTCACTTTTCGAGCGAGGGGCGACGATGAGGAACAAGCCTCGCTCAATCTCAAATTCACGAACCCGTGGGGCGCTTTTTGCGCGTTCTTTCAAGTCCAGAGTGTTCTCCCACGGTAGGAGAAGCGGCGCTCTGGCGCGTGTCCGGGTAACTACCCGTCGCAACCTTGAACAAGGCAGGATCACGCTCTCCCGCTTCTTCGTCGTTTCCTCGGGCAATGGCCGCTTTTCGTGCGTTCTGCAAAACGCGCCATGCTGCATGCCCGATGTGCTCCAAACCTCAACTCCTGCTCTCGTTTCGTCTCAGGCTCTCTTTGCTGTCCTGAAACGTAGCTGGAGAGCTTTGCAATGTCCGACAAAGGTTTTGAAGGATCTGACAAAATGAGTGTCGAGTTTGTCAGCAGCGCCAGAGGGATGAGTGATTTCATCCTTCAAAGTACCTACCGGGGGCCGGGTGATACCGTTGACGCTGCCATGCACCGGGCTGAGCGCATGTATGGCGCTCCGGCTTCTTGGATGCATCGCCTCCGCTATCGATCAATCAAAGATATGCCTGTGTCCGCATATGCGGCCATCGCTCGCGCCTACAAAGCGGCGCTTGAAGCATCAGAAAGAGCCTATGCGGCTGAGAGGGAACTAGCCCATGCGCGCAATTCGAAACTTCTTGGCATCGCGGATGCTCTGGCTGGAACGCCTTTTGCAAGCAGCGTGGCGGAAATTGCGCCAGTACTGGTTGAGACTGGTTCAACGGGAGAAGGACGAAAAGACATTCCCGACACGAATAGAGAAGGGTGAGAAATGAACCCTTTACGCGCGGCCACTCTCGCCACCCTTCTGACAATCCTGCTGATCTTTTTGATCGGCCTCTATCTCGTATGGAGGATGTAATGGAAGCCCAGAAAATACCGCATTATGTGAAGCCGGCTCTTGGCCGCCTCTACGGGGGGGCAACCCTTGCTCGCGAGGTATCGCAGACAGAAGAAGCCATAAAGGGTGGCGGTTTCGTTTATTTCACACTGCCAGACGGCAAGTTGGCGGGGCCTGCCTCTGGGAAATGGCTAATCGAAAATGGCGTTGTAGCAGCGACTGGAGACGATTTGTTTCCGGGCGGCTCGCAGACCTATCGGATTGCGTGAGGCCCTGATGCTGTCCCTGCGCCAGATGCACGATATCGCCATAGGCGAAGTGCGGTCGATGGATGACCTGCTTCGCAAAGGCCGCACGTCCAAGCCGCCGCGTCCAGATATGTGGATCGCGCAGCATGAGCGTATTCGTGAGCATCGTTTGCAGGTCGTCAAACTGATCGAAAGCGAGATTGACCGCCGGAAGGCAGAAGGTGAGGCGGCATGAGAATGTCCGCTGCAGAATACCGCGAGACAAGCAAGCGCAACAAGTATGGCGCTAAGAAAACCATGCTCGACGGGATCACCTTCGATAGCAAGGCAGAGGCGCGCTATTACGCGCAACTCAAACAGCGTGAGAAAGCAGGTGAAGTTCATTCGGTCGAATTGCAGCGCCCGTATGTCCTATCGGTCGATGGCTTTCTGATCGCCACCTATAAGGCAGATTTTTCTTTCTGGGATCACGTTGAGGAGCGCCAGCGCGTCATCGACGTGAAGCGCGTTGTCACGCCGGTATTCCGCCTCAAGCAAAAGATGATGAAAGCGATCTACGGGATCGATATCGAGGTGGTGAAATGAGCGTTGCGTCCGCCATTCGCCGTATGCTTGAAGCTGGCCTGACCATAGAACAAGCGCTAATTGCTGCTGAAGCTATGGAGCAGGAAATCAAGCCTGCTCGCACGGCACGTCAGGACCGCAATCGCCGCTATTATGAAAAGAAAGCGTCTGAAAAGCGTCTTAATAAGACGAATTCAGACGATTCAGACGGTGGTGCTCTTTCCCCTCAAAAAAGCTCCCCCACACCCCCTAAAAAACTAACCCCTATCACTCCCCCTTCGCCCCCTAAAGGGGGCTCTTCCCCCGCTGACCCCAGCGTTTCGGAAGCCCTTGATGCCTATCACGCCGTTGCAAGTCGCTGTGGGTTGGCATCGGTTCGGGTTCTGACGACTGCCCGCCAGCGGAAACTTGCAGCCGTTGTACGGCAGCACGGCATAGCGGTTTGGTTTGAAGCTCTCGGTAAGGTCGAGGCTAGCGCTTTTTGCACCGGTCAGAACGATCGCGGCTGGAGGGCTGACCTCGATTTCCTGCTTCAACCCTCTTCGTTCACAGCGTTGCTGGAGGGCCGATACGACAACCGGTCTAGCGTGAAACGAAACGAACCGCCTCCCAAGCCCCGCAATATCGGGGATGCGATACGCGACGAAGCAAGGCGACTTGGAGTTTTGAAAGATGAACCAGTTAGCGAAAACCGAGGATTTCACGACGAAGGCCACCGAGCAGGAAATGTTCGAGTGCTTGACCTTGCTTTCAAGCCTGCCCTCAAGGGCTTCGGCTAACGATCAGGTCAACATCGCTGGCTACTATCTCGCCCTCGAAGGTGTGTCTCGCCATGGCCTGCAAACCACAACGAAGCTGATTTTGCAGGGCTCGCTTGGCCATGCCTTTCTCCCTTCTCCCCCGGAACTGCGCCAAGAGTGCAACAAGGTCATGAAGCCTATTCTCGAAGCTCAGTCGCGTGATGCCGAGCGGGCCCGGATTTTGAAGGATCAGAAAGAAATGCTGGACGCTATGAACGGCGGGAACTGGACGCCAGAAAGCCGGGCGAGGGCGACGGAAAAGTGGCAGTCGGTGCGGGCGGCTATGCAGCAGCAAAAGGCTGAGGAAAACGAGCATGATGCAGCCATTGCGCGCTTGCAGGCATCGGCAGCAGCCAACGGCCATGAACTCGATTTGGACACCATGAAACCGGTTTCAACCGGATCGTTCAAGCAAGCGGGAAAGGCGGCATGACAAACAATCCACCAGTTAGCCGGAACACTTGCCCGTTGTGGCTCTTTCGATCCGGCAAAGACACATTCGAGATTGCGGCCATTCTCCACGTCCCTGAGCAGGAAGTTGAACGGCGCATTCACATCGTTCGAAGCCAAGAGACGCGTAAGAAAGCCCGCTTCGAGCGGCACGGCGAACAAGCGGCATAACCCAGGTCAACGAGGAACAGACATGGCGGCGATGACAGAACAGCGGAAAATTGCAGATAAGAGATTGCGCGACGCTCTCAAGGTGGCGCGGCGTAAGCATGATGAGCCGGGGAGCCTCAAATCCACGGTACGCGTGTGCAGTGCACCGAACCCGCATTTCAATCCGGCGCATCAGCCTTCCAGGTCAAACCCGATCAAAGCAGATGCTTTGGTCAACATTAAGGAAAGCGCAGTAGGCACGCTATATGCTCGGGGTCATATCAATGATGCGCAATGGGCGGCGGCTGGACGATTCCGCATGTACTGGGAGCAATCCGGGGCAAAGGGTGCAATCGCAATCGACTATGGCCGCGTTCAGGTTGACGGCGGAAAGGCAATCGATCCGCTGCCTGATCGCGTTGTCGAAGCAACACAACATCTAAATAGTTGCCTGCCTGTTCTCGGGAAACGAACCTTCGATATCATGATCAAGGTAGTGGGGCAGGGCATGGAAATTGCCGATATTGCCAGGACGCAACGCGAGAAGACCACCTTCAGCGATTACATCAAGGATGGCCTCGAAGAATTGGCTGTGCATTGGGGCTATAAAACGCGATAGGTAGTTGCCCGCTTAAGCGAATTGCACTATATTTTGTATCGTGGTGATTTGCGCTTAAGGCGCAATACGATTTGGGAGGCAGCTTTGAAGCTGCCTTTTTTTTAGACGATTTTTATGGGGGAACATGATTATCGATCGAGATGACGTCAAATTAGATACGAATAAAAACATTAAATTTTGTGGGAGATTCAAGACTGATATTGATGTTCTTAAGGCCGCAACTCCTGTAATTGGAACTGTTGTAGCTGGAATAGACGTATATAATAATGGTCAGGTATCCATGCTTTCTTGGCTTGGATTTATGTGCGCAGTTATAATGGGTAATGTAATTTTTTCTTATTCAACTCGTAAGAAAACTAATTTCATAATCATCTTGTATAGTTTGGTCGCGGTTTCTTTTTTAATTTTTATGCTATACAAATTCGACAGTATCCGAACATTGATCAGCTTTTACAAGTAATCAATTGGCTAAAATAAAGTCCCCCGCCGTTCGTACTGATCGGCGGTGGCGCTCATTTCTCTCTCCTTAAGGCGAGGGGATTGATGTGGGCACGATGTCCCTTCATCAAAGGCGCGTTTAAATGCGCGGTTCAATATTAACGGATTTGATATCCGGGTGGTCTGACATTCTTCCGATAAGATCGGAGATTAGTTTATTTTTGCTATTCTCATGTGCAAGCAAAAGCCGGTCAAACTTAACAGTAAGTACTCCGGTCTGTTCATCAAAAACGCTTTCCAGTCCATATTCGTCACGCATTCGTTCAAGCCCCTTTTTGAGTATTGGCCGTAGGGATTGAACCCTGAGTCTCACGCCGAAACAAGAGCAGCTTTTCACTAAGTAACCTAGTGGTCGAGAATCGAGGAAAGTGGGACGCTGCCGACTACAGCCCGATCAGCTAATATGGACCCAGATCGTGTAAACGCCGACAAAGAACAGGGCTAACGATAGTCCGGTGCTTACCAGTCCTCCTCGAGTACAGTAATCACCGTACTTCCAATGATTGGGATATCGCTCGCGCCAACGTAAGTGGGACGAGTAGCATTGATTCGCGAGGTAAGCGAAGACGCACGTGACGACAGATAGACCTGCCGCAATTGCAAAGTAAATCAAGGCGTCAGTCGCTCCGGCGATGAATTTCGCTTTCCTCGGGCTCATGCTTTCGGAGGCCATCACTGCAGACAAGAATGCCAGCAGCGAAATGCAGGCCCCGCCGTTAAGCAACAACAAGGCTTTCAGACCTTCTACTGATGCATCAATGGAAGCCTTTTCGAGGCTATCCGCTCTTTCATCATCTGTCATGATTATTCTCAATTACCACCGATCAAACGGCCTAGCTCCGACTAAGTCCCCAAGATTAGCGTCTCGAAGATCAGCTTTAATTGCTTCCCATATATGATCGGGAATTAAGAACGGTGTCTCGACAGGGCTGTGGCTACCAGGTGGCATCAACAAGTAGCCCTTTGTGATCAAAGCCTTTACTGTCGCGTTGAAGTATGGAGCGGATATCACTTGTGTCCTGTTTGCCACGGCCCACGCGAGTATATAGCCCTCGTCATTTGATAGGTCAGCTAACGCGGCTACGTGATTTGCCTGCCGTTTTCTTCGGCGTCTGCGGTCAAAGGGGCGACAAATTAGTGATATGGTCGATTTGATTATGGAAACCGTTAGCGTGGCTCCGGAGAACACAGCGACGGTAAAGGCGGCCCCGGGAGCCCACGCGGGCAATGATGCCAGATAGGGAAGGCCAAGGTGGTCTGCGAGAAGCATTGATGCAGACGCCAAAAGTAGACCGAGCGAGATGGGCCATGACGTTCCCATAAGTTCGATCAAATCCTTAATAGACGGCATATGTGAATCACCCCCATCCAGTAATTGAGGTAGTCAACATTGTCTTTGACACCGAAACAAGAGCGGTTTGTCGCTGAATACCTGATTGACCTGAATGCCACACAGGCGGCGATCCGGGCTGGGTACAGCGAGAAGACTGCGACAGAACAAGGATCGCGCCTGTTAACGAATGTTAAGGTGCAGGAAGCCATTGCAAAGGGCCAGAATAAGACGGCTGAGAAGCTTGAAATCACGAAAGAGCGCATTGCCGATGAATTGGCGAAGATCGCCTTCGCAGACATACGCAAAGCGGTCAGGTGGGGTAAAAGCCCGGTAGATACGACATCGGAAAACGCCAGCCCGAACGGCCTTGGCATCTATCCGGTCGAACTGGTTCCGAGTGAAGAAATCGAAGATGATATTGCAGCGGCGGTATCAGAAGTCTCGCTCACACAAACCGGCATCAAAATTAAAATGCACGATAAGAAGGGCGCATTGGTCGATCTGGCAAAGATGCTCGGCTTTATGGTGGAGAAGCACGAGCATTCAGGTGAGATATCTCTGACCGTGTCGCAAGAGGACGCTGAACTGTGAGACATGGCTGCAATTCAACTGACGGAGAAACAACGACAGGCTAATCGGCTGCTGGCTGGCCCTGCGCGCAACATCATGCTGCGCGGCGGCTCCCGATCTGGGAAGACGTTTGTACTTGTCCGTGCCATCATTCAGCGGGCAATCAATGCTCCTGGTTCCCGACACGTCATTTTCCGTTTCCGGTTCAATCATGCCAAGACGTCGGTCTGGTCCGATACGCTGCCGAAGGTTCTGAAGCTTTGCTTTCCATCGCTGAGAGTGCGGTTCGATAAAACTGACTTCTACGTCGAGTTGCCGAACGGTTCTCAGGTGTGGATTGCTGGTCTGGACGACAAGGAGCGCGTCGAGAAGATTCTTGGGCAGGAATACGCAACGCTTTATTTCAACGAAAGCAGCCAGATTCCTTGGGCATCAGTGGAAACCGCGATGTCCCGACTGGCCCAGAAGTGTGGGCTCGCGGCTCAAATAGCAAAAGCCACCGGGCGTCTGTATCTGGCGCTCAAGGCATATTTCGACTGCAACCCACCTTCAAAGCTTCATTGGAGCTTTCAGCTATTCCGGGCAAAGATGAAGCCCGGCACGAAAGAGGCTCTTCCTAATCCCGACGACTACGTCGAGATGAAAGTAAACCCTTCCGATAATGCCGATAATCTGCCAGCCGAGTATTTTGACGTGCTGGCCTCGATGTCGGCCGCAAAGCGGTTACGTTTTGAAGCTGGCGAATGGGCAAGCGAAGTCAACGGTGCCTTGTGGGCTCTGGATGATCGAACGGCTGCCGACGGCAAAGTTATGCCGGGTATCGACAGCCTGCGCATGAAACAGGCGCCGCAACTGGTTCGAGTTGTGGTCGCGGTCGACCCCTCTGGCACGCGGGGTGATGACGGCGGCGACGACATCGGCATTGTTGTCGCAGGTCGTGGGGTAGATGGTCACGCATACATTCTCGAGGACGGCACTTGCCAGTTGTCGCCGGAAGGATGGGGACGGCGCACAGTCGATCTATATCACCGTTTCGAAGCTGACCGGATTGTCGGAGAGCGGAACTACGGTGGAGACATGGTGCGCTTCACGGTCGCGACTGCCGATAAGAAGGCAGCCTTCAAGGAAGTGGTTGCCAGCCGCGGCAAGGCTGTCCGAGCCGAGCCGATCAGCGCCTTGTACGAGCAAGGCAAAGTACATCACGTGGGCATTTTCCCTGATCTTGAAGACCAGATGTGCAACTTCACGGCCTCCGGATACGTCGGCGACGGGTCACCCGACCGTGCAGATGCCCTTGTCTGGGCAATCACTGAACTGATGCTTGGGGCTGAAATGCCGAAGGCTATTTTCGGAACTTATGGACGAGTAAATGGCTGATACAGATTATCTCGCTACATCAGCCGATTATAAGGCGATGCTCGGTTACTGGACGAAGGTTGCGGCTATCCGTGGCGGTGTGGATGCCATGCGGAAAGCTGGTAAATCCTATCTTCCGCAGTTCCCCAACGAGAGTGATCCGAACTACGACTACCGGCTGGCGAACTCGAAGTTCACCGACATCTATTCGGACATCGTAGAGAACCTGGCGTCGAAGCCATTTTCCAAGGAAGTCACACTCGCCAACGATACCGTGCCGGAAGCAATCAAGGTTGTGACTGAGGATGTCGACGGCGGCGGCAATCATCTGCATGTCTTCGCCGATACAGTGTTCTTCAACGGCATTCACAACGCCATTGACTGGATACTGGTCGACTATCCGACTGTTCCACAGGGTGCCACGCTTGCCGATGAGAAGCGGATGGGCGCAAGGCCATATTGGGTGAATATCCCCGCCACAGACATGCTCTGGGTCGAAAGCAAGGTCATCAACGGCAAGGAGCAGTTCACCTACGCCAAGATATATGAGCCTGTCACCCAGCGAGACAGCGCCGGTACGGAACAGCGCATCGATCGTGTTCGCATCCTGCTCCGGGATGAACTTGAAGGTGGTCAATATGGGCCTGCCCGGTATGAAATCTGGGAGAAGGCCACAACGAACAATGCTGGTTGGTCACTGATCGCGGAAGGCCCGATTTCGATTGGTGTGATCGCGCTTGTGCCTTTCTTCACCGGGAGACGTGACGGTTCTACATGGCGCATTCGCCCGCCGATGCGAAACGTCGCTGAATTGCAGGTTGAGCATTATCAGCAGGAGACAAATCTCAAGTCCGCCAAGGAACTGACGGCATTTCCTATGCTCGCGGGCAATGGTGTGACGCCGCCTGTGGATGAGAATGGCAAGCCGATCATGGCTCCGATTGGGCCATCCGTTGTGCTCTATGCTCCTCCGACGCCGGATGGCACGAAAAGCGGGCAGTGGCAGTTCATCGAACCTTCGGCATCGTCTCTCAAGTTTCTCTCTGAAGAGGTGGACAAGACCGAGACGCAGATGCGCGAGCTTGGTCGCCAGCCGCTGACAGCCGGCACGAGCGGAATAACACAGGTTGCCGCCGCCTTCGCCTCCCAGAAGTCAGCAAGCGCCGTACAGGCATGGGCTTTCATGCTCAAGGATTGTCTGGAGCGGGCTTATGTCTTCACATCGATGTGGCTGAATGTGAAGCTTGAACCGACCGTCTACGTGAACACTGACTTCGCTATCGAACTCGGAGAGGACAAGGCGCCTGACACGCTTCTGACCATGAATGAGCGCGGAAAGCTCAGCACCCAGACTCTTTGGCAGGAAATGAAACGCAGAAGCATCCTTTCGCCTGAGTTTGACGCGGACGAAGAGGAAAAGCGGATCATGGACGAACTCCCCGGCGACGACACCGAGGATGATCTGACGGCCGCCGTCACTCCACCGGTAAAAGAGCCGGCGGAATAAGCACACTAACAATCTGACTTCACACGGCTCGGCGGGATCATCCTTCCGGGCATTTTTCAATGCGCGGGACGCGCACAACTATCCGGGATGGATAAACATGGCTCTCAAAGCAATTCTGGCATCGCTTGACGGTATCGATGACGAAATTTCGGCTCTCTATGTCGAGAAGGATGGCAAGTTCATTCTTGATGTCGAGAGTGTCGACGGCTTCGCACTTGAAGACGTGAATGGGCTCAAGACTGCACTCGGCAAGGAGCGCACGACACGCGAACGTCTTGAGCGCGATGTGATCAAGTTCAAGGACCTTGACCCAGACAAGGCTCGTGAGGCTCTGGCCAAGCTTGAAGAACTGACCAGCATCGACCCTGCCAAGGAAGCCGACAAGATCGCCAATACGAAGTTCGAGGCCGCCAAGGCACAGCTTCTGGAAAAGCACACTGGTGAGCTTACCAGCCGTGATGAGCGTATCGGGCATCTGACCAAGACCGTTGAGGGCCTGCTTATCGATGCGGCCGCAACGTCTGCGCTGGCTGAAGCTAAGGGTTCGGTTGAACTGCTCCTTCCTCACGTACGGGCTCACACCCGCGTCAAGGAAGTCGACGGCAAGTTTACGGTCGAAGTGATCGACAAGGATGGCAACGCAAAGATCGCGGATTCCAAAGGTACGCCGATGGATATCCCTGGACTGGTTGCCGAGATGAAGGAATCGGATGCGTTCGGACGCGCCTTTGAAGGCTCCGGCCAATCTGGCAGCGGTAAGCAACCGGGCGCAGGTGGCGGCGGGAATGCTCCACAACGCGGTAATTTCGGCGGGTCGAAGGAAGAGCGCGCAGCCGCTATCGCTTCGAAGTTCCCCGAACTGAGGGGCTAATCTCCTCAAATCTCTCTGCTGCTGTCTCGGGATGAGAAGCGGCATGCATCAGGCGGGAAGCCTGCCAACCCATTAAATCCCGAGACAAGCACAGGAGAATCCTCATGTCTCTTTCCCAGATGCAGGTATTTAACAAGTACTTCATGCCTGCCACCATCGAAACGCTGGCCCAGATGGTCGACAAGTTCAATGCCGCTTCCGGCGGCACGATCCGACTTACCACGGAAGGCTTCGAAGGCGATTTCCTTCAGGAATCGTTCTATGCAGCGATCCACTCGGCCCGTCGTCGTGTTGACCGCTATGCGGCCAATGCCGATCAGGCTGCAACCGATCTGACCCAGCAGAAGCATACTTCGGTCAAGGTTGCTGGCGGCTTTGGCCCGGTTCGCTACGAACCATCCCAGATGACCTGGCTTGAAAAGCCGACCGCTGAAGGCATTGAAGTCGCATCGCGCAACTTCGCCGAGGCTCTGCTTCAGGACCAGCTCAACACGGCAATCGCCGCTCTCGTTGCAGCAATCAGCAATCAGGGTGCGGATACGACCGTTGATGTGTCCGCAACTGGTCCGGTGACATATGCGGCGGTCAACAACAGTCACGCTCTGTTTGGTGATCATTCCGGTCTGCTCGTTGCGCAGGTAATGGACGGTGCGACCTATCATGGGTTTATCGGCCAGAACATTGCCAATGCTCAGCAGTTGTTCCAGGCCGGAACTGTCCGCGTGATCGACATTCTGGGCAAGATCTCGGTCATTACCGATGCTCCGGCGCTCTTTACTGCAGCGGCTGGCGAGGATCCGGCAATGCGTCGCGTTCTTTCCCTCGTTGCAGGCGCCGCCACGGTTACGGATAGCCGGGATATCATCTCGAATATCCAGACCACGAACGGCAAGCAGCGCATCGAAACGACCCTGCAGATCGATTACACCTTCGGTCTGGGCCTCAAGGGCTATACCTGGGATGAGACCAACGGCGGCAAGTCTCCGACTGACGCTGAACTCGCCACGGGCAGCAATTGGGACAAGGTCGCTACCTCGATCAAGCACACGGCGGGCACTCTCGCGATCGGCGCTGCGCAGTAAGGCAACATGGGCGGGCTTCGGCTCGCCCTTTCTCATTCGAGGGTTCCACATGACCAAAGAACAGAAGATCGCCTATGTCGTTCACCCGGTATCGGCCAAGATGAAGCAGTCTCTTCGTGAAAATGGCATGAAGATCGTAGATGCCCGGTTTGCTCCGGAAGATGCCAAGATCATCAACCCGCATAAGAAGCGGGAGAAGGCGCCAGCTCAGCAATCGCAGTCTTCCGTTGAAGGCATCGGGACAAACAGCGGCGACCAGTTCAGCGAAGAGCAGCTTCGCTCGGCAATTGAAGCCGCAACCGGCAAGGCTCCCCATCCTTCAGCCAAGCTTGAAACGCTTATCGACAAGTTCAATGAACTGAACACGGCCGCGAGCGCAGAATGAGCAACAAAGACCGCGTGAATTGGTGTGATCGCGGTTGGCAACCAGTCTATTTCGGCTTCTGCCCTTCAAAGAAGGCATGGAAGCGCGAGATGAAACGATTGGACTGCAAGGAACCCTATCCAGATACAGACGGGCGATGCACCACTTTCACCAATGACGGGAAGGTGGTTGTCATCGTCACGATCCGCGACGGGAGCGAGAATGAACGGTCGATTACTGAAATCACCGGCCTTCTTGTCCATGAGGCTACTCACGTCTGGCAGACAATCCGCAATGACATCGGTGAGCAAGACCCGTCGCCAGAATTCGAAGCATATTCGATGCAGGCGATATTCCAGGGCTTACTCACAGCATTTCAGGAAACGCGAGGTTTGAACTGATGCCACTCATCACCACTCCCGGCGATCCTGACGCTGACAGTTATGTCGATCTGGACGAGTTCAAGGCCTACTGCGGCAAAGTCGGTTATGACCTTGAAGGGAAAACAGATATCGACCTTGAGCAATCTTTGCGTCGTGGCACGACATGGCTGGACGGCACTTACGGTCAACGGTTCATCGGTGAACCCGCTGCCGTAGAGCAAGCACTGGAATGGCCTCGAAAGAACGCCGTGTGGCGCGGCGCGCTGTTGCCGAGCACGACGATACCGCAACGGATAAAGAACGCGCTGTGCGAAGCCGCTTGGCGGGAATTGAGCGCACCGGGAAGCCTTTCGCCCGACTACGTGCCAGCCGAAGCGATTAAGCAGGAACAAGTCGGCGATCTATCCGTCACGTATCAAGACACCAACGGCAGAATTGACGATGTCTTGCCGGTTATCAGCGTAGTCGACGGCATCCTCGCCGGGTTCATCCGCGGCAAGGGGCCCGGTGTGTTCGGATCCGCGGCAAGAGCCTAAAGCATATCGTTATAGGGCTGCTTCGTTTCGCCAACCAAACGGGCAAGTTCAGTGAAGTTCCACGGACGTTCTGCGCCGGTGGTATTGGCGATTTGAAGAACCCTGATTGGAAAGCAGATTGCATCGCGATTGGACGGGTTTAAGTCCTCAACAAAGCGATCATCTCCACGAGCGGTTGCTTCGGCCCGTCTGAGGGCTTCGTCAATCTCGACCTGAGAGAGAACGCCTTTCTCGACCAGTGCATGATTGATCGCGGCGAAAGCGAGGCACAGACCCTCGAGCTGCAAGTTTGCGACGTTCATGTTGTCCTCCTTCGGTTCCCGATGTTTTTCAACGCATTTGGTCGGGGATTTGATCCATTGGAGAGCGCCATAATGGCCAAGTTCAATTATGCCCGTTCGGTAGCCACGGCGAACCGACAGATCGACAAGTTCGGCCAGACCGGAGCTATCCGACGCACGGAGACATCTGGCGATCCGTGGAATCCCGGTACGACCGATACCGACTATCCGTGTACTCTGGTAACGCTGGATTATGACCAGAAGGACGTAGACGGGACACTGATCAAGTCGACTGACAAGAAGGTTTATGTCGCCAAAAAAGGCCTGATGATCCAGCCGACAACAACCGACAAGGTCATCATCGGCGGTGTTGTCAGTTTAATTGTTCAGGCGAAACCTCTGAACCCGGCAGGGACTGTGGTGTACTGGGAGCTACAGGCACGGACGTAGCAACGCCGCATCGATTGGCGAGAATAGTTTTCATTCCCTTGGATAGGAATGTGAGTTGCATTGTCTCACCAACAAAAGTGATTGTTGCGTTTTCACTGGCTTGGACGCCGCCTCGAGTGCAGACGAGCGCAAGGGTGTATGTTCCATTGACGTTGTGAATGCTCATCACGTCACAATCGAGGTCGGGATATCTCAGTTGCGTAGGTGAAATGGTGAACGTTTTACCGTTGTTCACACACCATTTCCCAATGATCGGAGTGGGGTCAGCCGGTGTATCTGACATAGAAGCGACTTCGCTGTTTCCGCCACAGGCTGAAAGCAACGACAAAGACAGACTAAACACGGCAATGCTCAATCCACGAAGCATTTAAGCCTCTCCAGTTCTACGCAGCTTCACAGATTGGATAGACGGAAAGCTCTCTATGCTCAAGCGTCTCACGCCACGCGAACGGTTTGAAACCCTTATCGCGACATACGAACCATTTCTGCGCGCCGCGTTTATGGCAGCCGTGAATGATATCCGGTCGAACATTGTGCTTCGCCGGATCGTCGAACGGCTGGAAAAGGGAGATATATCCGGTGCGATTGATGCGATGTTCATCGAAGAGGCAGCGTTTAACCCGCTCGAAGAGGCATTGCGTCAGGCGTTTAATGCGGGCGGAGTCGACACAGTTTCGAACATGCCGGCACTGAAAGACCCGGAAGGCCACACAGTGGTCATTCGCTGGGATGCTCGGAACGTTGTTGCTGAAAATTGGCTACGCGATCATTCAGCCGGCCTTGTGTCGGGGATCGCCGCTGATCAGGTCGAAAGCATCCGTACCGCTCTGACTGAAAGCCTTGCTCGAGGCGACAACCCGACGAAGGCCGCAAAATCCATCGTTGGGCCGGTGAATCGGGCTACTGGAAAGCGAGAAGGTGGGATTATCGGTCTGACGGCAGCACTGGCCCGGTTCGTCCAGAGCGCTCGCGATGAACTGCTGTCCGGCGATCCTGCGCTGTTGCGGAACTACCTGGAGCGCGGCCGGCGGGATAAGCGATTTGACCGAACGGTGATGAAGGCGCTCAAAGAGCAAACCCCGTTGCCGGCGGATGTCGTGGACAGGATCGTCAATCGATACAGTGCGGGTCTGTTGAAACTTCGCGCCGATACGATAGCGCTGAATGAAACATTCGATGCGATGGCAGCGGCCAAAGACATCGCTTTTCGTCAGCAGATCGATAACGGGAACCTTTCGGCAGACATCGTCACCAAGACTTGGCGGCATACACCGCAGGAGCACCCGAGAGCGCAGCACGTGGCGATGAGAGGCCAGAAGGTCAGATATGACCAGCCTTTTGTCGCGCCTGACGGGACGTTGATTATGTATCCGCATGCGCCAGGCATTCCGACTCGGCACAAGATCGGATGCAAGTGCATCGCCGAATACAAGATCGATTTCGTCGCTCAGTTGGTGGAATAATGGCCAAGTCTTTTGCTGCAACCGTCGGACAGTGGGCCGTTAAGGTCGATGGCGCGCTAGAAGTCGTGTTCAAAGAGAGCGCGCAGGAGCTAGTCAGCCAGATGGATAAGCTTCTGTCTGACATGGTCTATGACCAGCCATCGTCTGAGAAATACCGGCGAACCGGCTATCTTCGTGCGTCTCTGATGGCATCGCGTGAAGCCATGCCGAGGCTGTATCGTGACAATCCCGGCGGGTCGGTTCCTCCTGATCTGCAGCCAGTCATTCTGGTGATCAACAGCGCTGATCTCGGCGATACGATCTATCTCGGCTACACGGCGAACTATGCGGCCTATGTGCACTACGGTGCCAAAGGTTCGGCTCCCCGCCCGTGGGTAACGCTCATCGCTCAGCGGTGGGAGGAAATCGTTGCCGCCAAAGCCAAAGAAGTGAAGCAAAGGCTCAAGCTCTGATATGACTATCGAGAAGAGTATAGAAAACGCTCTGTTCGAGCGTGTGGCTTCGTTGGTGCTTAATCCTGCGCTTCCGGTCGCTTGGCCCAATATCGCGTTCCAGCGGCCTGCGACGGGATATTTGCGCGTGACACATGTCCCGAACACATCGCGCCGCCGGTTCGTCGGGTCGACTGAGCCGCACCAAAGACGCGGCATTCTTCAGATTGACGTATTCCTGCCGCTGAACGGTGGCACAACAAGTTCGACAGAGAATGCAGGGAAGGTGGCCGAACATTTCCCGACGGACCTTATGCTGCCGAAAGACGGATTGTCCGTTCGCATCACCAAGGCGCCCGACATCGCGCGAGGGTTCAGCGATGAGACACACTGGCAAGTGCCGGTGACGATCACATACGACTGTTTTGCATAACATTCATCCGGCCTGAGCCGTTAACAGCCCCGATCCGGGGCTTTTTTCATATGGAGAAGACCCATGATTACAACTGCTTCGGGCTCTACGATTGCTATCGGGCCTGCAACTCCTGTCACCGGTGCAAATGAGGCCGCTATCATCGCGGCATATAAGGCTCTGACGTTTGTTCCGGTTGGCGAGGTCCAGAACCTCGGCGAATTTGGTGATGAGGCGAACGACGTGACATTCACCAGCCTTTCCGATGCCCGTGTCCGTCATCTCAAGGGCGCCCGTGATGCTGGCGTTCTCGCTCTGGTTTGTGGTCGTGATCCGCTCGATGCAGGTCAGATCGCGCTGCGGGCGGCTGAAAAGACCAATCTCGCCTATGCTATCCGGGTTGTTGCGAACGACGCTCCGGATGAAACAGGCACTCCAACCGAGTTCTATTTTCATGCGCTCGTACAGTCGGCCAAGGAAAGCTACGGCGAAGCCGATGATGTGGTCACCACGGCGTTCAATCTCGGCATCACGACCGCTGTGTTTGAAGAAGAAGCTACTGCCGGAACTCCGTAATTCCAACAGCTTATCAACCGTTTCTCCACAGACGTATCAACAGGAAATTCACAGATGGATCTGTCAGTATTTGACGGCGCGGCGAAGGCATTTGACGAAGGTTTCGAGGTCGACATCGTTCACCCAACCACAGGCAAGAAGATGGGCATGAAGGTTCGGGTTGCGTCGTATCAGTCGCAGCGCGTTCGTGATGTTCAGCGTCGCTTGGCCAATGCCAATATCCGGGACCAGAAGCGCAATCCGAAGAAAGTCCAGACGGTCGAAGAAATTGAAGATCGCGCAGTTGATGTAATGGTGGCCGCTGTTCTTTCGTGGGAAGGATTCGAGCGAGGCGGGAAGGCCATTGAATGCACGACGGAAAACGTCCGGGCAGTGCTGACCAACCCGGATTTGTGGTTCATTGCCGAGCAAATCGACGCTGCGGCGGATAATCAACTGGCTTTCGTGAAAGCCTCGCCAGCGAGCTAATTTCGTTCGGCGAGGCCGTCTTCGCTAAACGACGACCGACCGTCCTGCCAGACTTCCCAGACGATTTACGGCACGTCTGGGGCTGGTTCCTCGATCTGAACGCCCGCCGATCAGTCGGCATGTCTGCAAATCCGATCTCGTATGGAGAGATCGACGCCTATAGCCGTGTTCACGGCATTTCGATGCTGACGTGGGAGATCGAAATGATCTGCTTACTGGATAACGCCATTCTGGCAGTCACGCGGGCAGGCCAGAAAACGAAACCCAGCGATCAATTGAAGAACGAAACGCCCGCCAGTGATGGGCATGGCGTTGCATCGCTGTTGCGCGGTTTCAAGCGGAAGAAGGGATAAGACAATGAAAAAACTGCGTCTAACAATTGTCATGCGAGTTGCAAAGCTGCTTGGTGTACCGGTTCAGGTCCACCAAAGCTATTTCCCAATTACTTGATTTCTATCGCTGGCATCAGTTTACGTAAAGTTGCGGGATACTTAATTTTGCCTCTACCGATGCACGCATCATGACTAACATTGATCACCAACATTTTATCTTTGGATGGGCTAAAATCGGAGAGAAACAAACTTCGTTCAACTTCTTCTAGCGATCTAGTGCTTTCAATAAGAGCAAATGACGTCGTTTCTTCCCAGACAGTGGGAAATGAACGAATTACTTTCATAAGGCTGTTGTATCGGTCAATGTATTTATCGTCGTACTCTAAGTTAAAACTTATCGCATAAGTAGCCATTCAAGCCTCCCATTGTTAACCCGGCCATCAAAGCCGAGTCGCGGGAGGGTGTCGAGCCGTTGCTTTACTGATAACAACCTAACTGTGTTGCTTCGGCTTGTGCCTGAGCGCGCTCAGCTTCAAGTATGCCCGCATAATTTGCTCGGCTGAGTAGCTGTTGGCATCGGACTACTTTGTTTGCCTGATCCGATGATTGATTACTCGCGCAACTGGACAGAACGAACAGAGCAAGGCAGGCGATCACGAGCGCTTTCATTTTTGTTCCCCTCTTTTGTGGAATTATAGCGCGTGTTTCGAGGGTGGGTAGGGTGGCGGTGCCGTAAGCGGCTGCCTCCATTCTTGTATATCTGTGGAAAAGTAGGTCGATTGTCCGATCCAATAACTCACAAAGTCGGATAGATAAGTCTTTGAAAATGTTCAATCTGTAGCTGATTTCGGATCAGGGGAGCGAGCTTCGTAAACTATTGAATTGGTGCAGAGTTCATATCCGATACAGCTGATATTTGATCACCTGTGTCGCACGGAAAGTCGCACAGATACCCGCTTGCAACTCGGGAATATTCATCTCTAAGTTCAAATCACTGCCGCACAGTTTCTTGAGTGACATGATGATGAAAGGAGGTGTTTGGCAACGAAAACAATGTTCAACTGTGGAAAACTCGCTCGCATCACCAGACGTATAGTCTGGAGGTTAAGCATGAGAAGCCGTTGATCTCGTTTACTGCCGTTCTCAACTTGTTGGTGGAACGCCGGGAATTATGAGCTTGTTATAGAAACGATTGCCGGTCTTACTGGCGGCAGGAGGTTATTTGTCAAAAGGCTCTTCATCAGACTTGTCGGGGGCGTCATTGCGTATGTTAGCTTTGTTGGAAGATCCAGATTCCTTCGGCCCTATATGTCCATCAGGCCAAACGAATTTCGCAGTTGTGCCGCTTTTGTGGAGGGATACTTCTTCTTCCGGGTCAAGGCTCATGTTGTAATCGTCGTACTTGGCCATTTCGTACTGATATTCACCCCATTGATTGGCGATGATAGCCTGGGTCTTCTCATCGACGCCTCTTATACGGCCTGACGATATGCCTTCGACAGTTTCTTGGACAATCGAAGCAAATCTGTCGACAGCTTCATCGTTGTCTTTGCCTGCATTCAGAGCCTTAGCCATCTCAACGAGTTCGAAAATTCGATCACTCATGCTCCAGGGTTCGGGGAATTCACGCTCCAGAATTCGCACGATTTCTGTGTTCATGGACCGGCCATGAGCCTCAGCATACGTTTTTATGCGGTCTCTTAATCCGGGGGGGAGTCGGATTTGGAAACGCTCAGCTAGTTGGCTCGGATATTTGTTTTCGTCGCTCATGCGAGAGTGATGGCAACTTGCACCTAAAAAATCAATAGGTGCTACTTGCACCTATTTGCGAACCATGCGATACAATGGTGGCAAGTTGCACCTATGGAGGTTCTATTGAAGCAGAGTGATCCACAAATGAAAATTCGTATCCCGCCAGAGATCAAACAATGGCTGGCCGTGGAAGCGGCTAGGAACTTGAGAACGCAGAATGCTGAGGTGGTTTTGGCGTTGAAGGCCAGAATGGCCCAGCAAAACGAAAAGAGCGAAGCCTCGGCGTAGGAACCGGCTCCGCTCTTAAACAATCCAAACGGTAGAAGGATTATCGCCATGGAACATAGCAAATTTCCAGCCGTAGTTAAAGGCCATATTGGCGAAGGTTCGATCCAGACAGTTAACGCCCGTGACCTGCATTCATTTCTCGAAGTCGGGAAGAAGTTTGCAGACTGGATCAAAGACCGTATCGAGCAATACGGTTTTATCGAAAAAACAGATTATGTGACTTTTTCCCAAAACGGGGAAAAAGGTCGCCCGACCGTAGAATACGCCATTTCCCTCGACATGGCGAAAGAGCTTTCGATGGTAGAGCGCAACGAGAAGGGGAAGCAGGCGCGCCAATATTTCATCGAATGTGAACGCCGTGCCAAAGACCCCGTTGCTGCTCTCAATGATCCGGTTGCAATGCGCGGCCTCCTTCTTACGTACAGTGAGAAGGTTATCGCGCTGGAAAGCATGGTTGAGGAAATGAAGCCAGCCGTGGAGGCGCTGGAACAGATTGCCGAGGCTCACGGCAGCTTGAACCGGACCGAAGCGGCAAAACACCTTGGTATCGCCCCACACCTTCTTTGCCGCTGGATGCGCACTAACGGTTGGACGTATCGTCGTGCCGGAGCGAAAGAGGATATCGCGTATCAGTCGAAAATCATGACGGGTTACCTCGAACATAAGGTGACAACCGGTCCGAAAGACGATGGCACAGAGTGGATTTCGACACAGGTTCGTGTCACCCCGAAGGGCCTGACTGTCCTTGCAAAGGCTTTCCCACAGACGGCGAGGGCGGCCTAATGGGTATCAACGTTTCCAGACGTTCGCTGTTGAGGGCAATTCCAGTGGCGAGTGCTGCCGCAGCAATTCCAGCCTTGGCGATCGCAAAGGCCAAAATGACGCCCGACGAACGTATTGATGCAGCTCTTGCTGAGATCGTCATTGCCCTTCGGGAGCGTTATCCAAACTGCCCGATAAGGGCAGACGACATGGATAATCTCGACCAAGGATGCATCACAATCATTACCCACTGCGGGAACGATGAGTCCGGAACGGTAAACTACAGGCGGCGCAGGCTGCCAGCATAAGGGAGCGGCCTACGGGCCGCTTTTTCGTAGGCGAATCACTGCACCTATCTGTTTGGTTAACGAAGTGTGGTAATTAACGGCATGAAGGCGAGAAATCCACAGTCTCATTGTGTGAAAGGCGCGCGCGTAACGCGGGTGTAAGTATCGTTCAATACGTGCTAAAGAATTGAAATCATTGATGACAGTTCGGAATTCGCTGTTTCGCCAATTCAATCTGTGGTCGAATGCGGCCAAAATGTGACTCGCAATTTACGATTACCCTGCTTTGATACGGTTGTTGTAACAGGGCTGGGGATTCAATTGTTTCTGGAAAAGCATTCACGTTTTTTTCGCCGCTATGAGTTTTCATTTGCGCCTCGACACAATGGTGCTCCTTATTTGCCATTGTTCGCGGAAGCTAATGCCTACAGCGTTTACGACGCGCTAAAAACGAAGGTCGCTAAGGAGGAGGCACTCGAGGTCCAGCCAAATGGTGACGTCGTTGAATTGATGGATGTCGACTATGATGCGAAGAATAACACCCTTATTCTATTGTTTCATAGGGCATCACCAGATGCCGCGGATCCTGCCTATAGGAAGAAGGCCAGAGAAGAAGCTGGTACAACGGTCACAATTAGAAAAGCGCAGAAAGAGGACGGCGAAGAACAATCCGTATCTGCCCATCTAATAATAGCTGATGGCCCCATACGAGAGGGTGTCTTCAGGGCTGCTCTGGAAGAAATTCCTGGAATAAGCATGGCCGTTTTGCGTCGTGTCATCGCGCATTCGTTGGCAGACTACCGGTATGAGTTCGAACGAAAAAAGAAAGCTATTGAGACATATAGTACTTTCAAGCCGACGGGGGTGCCTTCCGAAACCCTTACTGGCGCACTGAAAAGTGGAAGCCTCGAGTACGTCAATTTGGTAAGGCCAGCCAAAGCAGATTTTGTCGACGCTGATGGTTTATTCCAACCCCAAATTGAAACGATGAGGCTTAAGGTTGAAGGCGAAATAACGAGCGATAACTGGCAAAAGCTTCTACCGGACTTTATCAAAAAAGCTCGTGTTGCGGGTTGGACGGATTTCAGCGTTGATCTAGAGTTAGATGATAATCGACGTCGCACTGTCAAAATGGATAAGCAAGAAGAGGCGAAGGAAGTGCTGTTCGTTCGCTCTGAAGAAATCGCCTTCGAAACTGAGCTGGAAGTATGCTCGATCAACATAATACCGGAAGTTGTTTCAAAAGTTTTGAAGCTTATTAATGACAATTGAGGGTGAAATGGATAGGAACGTTCTAACCTATCCGCTTAGCTATCTCTCTTTGAAGGATGAGCGGGGGCGGAGACTATATCAAAGAAATTTTGGTGCGCTTTTTTTGATTGTAGTAATGATTAGTTTCCCGTTTATTTTTTTTAACGCAAATTACTTTGGTGATAAAGGGTTTCTCGATAGATTTGGAAGTTTTTCTGCCGTTCTCACAGGGTTTTATATAGCCGCTTTGGTTGGAGTGGCTAGCTTTGCCTCGATGGTCGGCGATCTGGACGAAGAAATTTCTGTCGGAAAGATCATCAGGCCGGATAGTGATGGCGGCGAGTGTCTTACGCGCCGTCAGTATGTCTGCTCGATGTTCGGTTATCTGTCATTTGTATCACTTGGGTTATCAGTAGGCGCAATACTCCTTATCGTCGCTGCTGATCCAGTTAGGAAGGGGCTAATGTTCCTTTCTGACAATGTTGGGATGGAAAACTTTCGATTCATCGAATGGTGCGTGAGTATTTTGGTAATTGTTGGCTTTAATCTAGTCCTGTCGCACCTTTTGGTTACGACATGCCATGGACTTTATTATCTCATTGATCGGCTGTATGCTACAAAACCCAAAATACTACCGAAGAATAAACAATAGGACGACGGCAAAGGGGAGCTAGGCTCCCCTTTTTATTTGAACGGATTAATAGATGCCCCGTCTTCATTGATGGTCATCCGAAATTTGTTAAGCCCTTCATCGCCACCTTGGTATGGGGAACACATCTCGATAGCTCTAGATGCCGACTTGACGGCTCGCTTACCCAAGTCGTTCCGGGGCTTATATGACGTTACGGTGATGTCCTTGACCGCACCGCTCGCGGTCAACAGAACATCAAACTCGGCGTCAATATCTGCATCGGCTGAAAATGGTGGTGGATTCCAGCATTTTTGAGCTTGTTCAGCCAATGTTTCAGCGTGGGCCACACCGGGCCATACGCCAACAGCAACCACACCAACGAATATGAATTTCATGCCCCGTCTCCTTTTAGGTGGCGAGGACGATAGCTTTCGCCTGAAAGGAACGCAACATGGCTGACATCGCTACACTCGGCTTGGAAGTTCGCAGTGATCAAGTCGAGAAAGGTACTCGTTCGCTCGATAAGATGTCCGGTGCTGCTAAGCGGGCTGAAGCGGCGGTAAACGGATTCTCCTCAACCAGTTCGGGCGCGGCGTCTGCGGCTTCGCGGCTTGCGGCAGGCACGAACAACGCCGAAGCTGGGCTGGAACGCGTTGCGGGCGCTGCAAGGCAAGCACAACAGTCACTTCGGCTGGCGAGTGCTGCCGCAAACGACAACATCAAGGCAGCGAGCAAGTTCAATACAGCCAATATCGCAGCACAGTTTCAGGACATCGCCGTTTCGGCTCAGATGGGTATGGGCGCCTTCCAGATTGGTCTGCAGCAGGGAACGCAGCTTGCAGCGGTCATCAGCATGATGGAAAACCCATTACGCGGGCTCGGCGCGGCATTCATGTCCGTCCTCTCGCCGGTCAGCATTTTAACCATCGGTCTTACCGCTTTGGCCGCTGCCGGTCTGCAAATGGTGGATTGGCCGAAGCGGGCCTCACAAGCCCTGATTTTCCTCGCGGATAATCTGAAGGCTATTGCGCCATATGCTACTACCGCAGCTGCGGCGCTCGCGTTGATCTATGCGCCGTCCGTCATCGCGGGCATGGTAACTCTGATCGCTTGGATGGGCCGTGTCTCTGTAGCTGCGATCAGTATGGGTGCGTCGTTCGCGCTCGCTAACCCCGCTACCGCTCTGGTGGCTGGTTTTGCCGCAGCCGTCATTGCCGCAAATTTATTCCGCGATGAACTCAACGACATATTTGGGCGCGATGTCGTGGCAGACGTCAAAAACGCGGTGAATTGGATCGTTGGTGCATTCGTCGGTGGCTTCAACGCAGCGAAGGTAATCTGGAATGAATTCCCAGATGTCATGAATGAGATTGGCGCGTTGGCTATGCACAATCTTATGGAGCAAATCCGCTGGGGCCTTCGTCAAATGGTGCTCGAAGTCAACATGGGGCTGAAGTCGATTGGCGAGCGGTTCAATATAACGCTGCCCGACTTGGGCAACCCCAATAAATTGTTCCCGCCTCAGAAGGGCCCAAAGGTTTCAGGCCGGTCTTCCAATGCCGTCGCAAAAGTCACCGCAGCATTCAGTGATGCCCAGAATACGGATTACGTCGGCAACATGTACTCCGCTATTGAAAGTGGAGCATCTGCCGCAGCGGACAAGCTGAGGGAGCTTGCCAAGGGCCTTACCGATGTCGATGAAAAGACGAAGAAGGGTAAGAAGGGGCGCCATGGCAAAACCGACGCCGAATACTATCAGGACATCATTGACGGTGCTGATCGACGGATAGCGTCACTTCTGGTCGAACAGCAGGCCCTTGGCATGACCGAAGAAGCGGCAAATGCGCTTCGGTACGAGCAGGAAATGCTCAATCAGGCGCAACAGCATGGTATCGAACTCACGCCGAAGCAGGCTGATTATATCAAGATGCTTGCGGGAACCATGGCGGGGCTGGAATCAGCAATTCAGAAAACCCAGGACGCGATCAACTTCGCCAAGGATACGACGACGGGTTTCTTCTCCGATATGGCGAATGGACTTGCCAATGGGCGAGGCTTGTGGGGTTCGTTGGCCGATGCTGCGGTGAATGCGATCACCAAGATTGCTGATGCCCTGATCGATAGCGGAATTGAAAGCTTGTTTGGTGGCGGTGGACTTGGCAAGTGGATCGGCGGTCTGTTTGGCGGCGGTGCATTAGGCGGAGGCTCTGACCCTTGGGCAGGTCTCCGGCTGGCAAGTGGCGGCTATGTTTCCGGCCCCGGTTCTGCGAGCTCCGACAGTATCCCTGCTTGGTTGTCGAATGGTGAGTTCGTCATGAATGCCCAAGCAACCAAGGCATTCGGGCCGTGGTTGCAGGCGATGAACGATAACAAGTTGCGCGGTTTTGCCTATGGTGGTCCGGTCGACGGGAACGTCGTCTCTATGCCGTCTCGCTCTACCTTGCCGAGTGTTCGAGAGGCTGCTGTTAGCGGAGGCCAACAGACGGTTCGTATCATCACGGAGACCCGTTTCGTGAATGACGGAAACTTCCAGAACTACATCAAGAGCGAAGTCGAGGAAGGTTCTGCGAAGACCTTCAAGGCTGGCATTCAGAAATACGACAAAGGCGGCGCCGTTCGCGCCGCTCGTGATCTTCGTCAGGTGAACCAGAGAGGCTATGCGAAATGAGTATAAGTCTCCCTGACTTCATCGAGTGTCAGGCCGGCCGTCCACGACTGAACAAGCCAATTTCCATGTCTCGGTATGGTGAACGCGCCATATCAATGATTCAGAACGGTGATGAGTGGTGGACGGTCAATATCGAAACACAGCCAATGTATGACGAAGATCTGGCCGAGTTCGAAGGCTGGCTAGCTCAGGCCCAGAACGGCATGGAAACGATTGTTTACACAGTTCTCGGCAAGCAATCGCTTCCGCGAGCCTACTGGGGCAATCCGAATAGCTCCGTTCCGGCGGACAATGGTTCACTGACATCGGTCACGAATGGGAAAACGATACTGATTGGCGGTGTGACCGTGGGTTTGACGATGACAAAGGGCGATTTGATTTCGCTTACGTCCGCCGACTATCACAGTCTCCATCGGGTGACGTCCAACGCTACGGCGGGGGCGACGATTACGCTACCTGTCGAGCCGCCGGTGCCGTCCTACATCGCAAATGGCGCAACGGTCCGGTTCAAAGACCCGGTTCTGAATACCCGGATTGTGCCCGGATCGACCGAAGTTGGAGATGGCGTGATGCCAACGGCAAAGTTTCAGCTCATAGAGGTGCCGAGATAGGTGTGCCTACCCTTGTCGCCGTACCCTGATAGCGCGAACCCAGGTGTTGTTGAACATGGTGGCCCCGATGACCAACGCGATGCCGCCGAGCACTATCATGCCTACGGCAATGCCTTGATCACCGAACTGCTGATACAACCAGCCCGTTTTTTCAACGGCCTGGGCAGGGTTTCCAAGACGGAGAACGCCTTGGATCAACGCGCCAAAACCGACAATCAACATGCAAACGCTTCTAATCATGCCGGCCAGATATCAGTTGGGCGCGGTTGAATCCACCCTTTCATTGGTTTGACGGTAACTCATGGCCTTTCCCGCACGTCTACAGCAACTGCTCAACGAGGGCAGGGGCAAGATCGCATCTGCCGTAAAGTTCGAGTTTGGCACCGGCACCTATGGCTTTTTCTCGGGCAAGGGCAGTGTCGATTATGGTGGCCTGACCTATCACGGCAACACCATCATCGATATCGATGAGCCAATGTATGCGCTTGGTACCGCAGCCCAGCCCGTCACCATGCGCCTGCCAGCGAGGGCCGATTTCGGCCTGACGCCGGATAAGCTCGGGCTGATCGAACAGGAAGATTATAAAAATCGACCTGTGACGTTCTACGACTTCTATTTCGATCCGGACAACAACGCTTTCCTTCATGCCGAACCGACCTGGTACGGCTATGTCGACTACATTGATCACCGCGAGGAAAGCGATGAGGTCTGGCTAGAAGGTCACATCGAAACCGGCGCGGTCGACAACTTCCGCGAAGGCTATCGGTACGCCTCGCATGAGGACCAGCAGCTTGTGTCGCCCGGCGACATGCTTTTCGAATATGCCGCGAGGATCAAGAATGAGTTCTTCAAAATCAAATTCGGCTAGGGTTCCCGGATGGGATCGGGCGCTGGAAGACTTGGCGACGGCCCATGTATCCATCACTCCAGAATGGGGCGTTTCGGACTGCCTCATGACTGCCGCCGACGCCATCAAGGCCGTAACCGGCGAAGACCCGCTTGCGGAGTTCCGCGGCAAATACAAGACGGAGGCCGGGGCAGCCCGGAAGATGCGCGCCAATGGCTGCGAGAACGTCAAGGACGTATTTGAAACCTACCTCCAGCTTGAGCCGGTCAATCGCCTCTCTGCGCGCCGTGGTGATGTCGGCGTTATACTGATCAATGGTGAGTACGTCGCCGGGTTCATCTGCGGTTCTGGTTTCGCGGTCAAGCAGCCGCACGGCCTCACGTTCTTTCCCGTGACCGATATCGAACAGGCCTACAGGGTCGGTCTGTAACCACTTTGACAATTTGCGCCTGAAAGGTCCGCCACAGCGGGCTTTTTTGTTGCGCCTGCGTGAGGCTTCCGAATGCCGTTTCTCGCCCCGATTTTCACCGCGATTGGCGGGCTTGTATCGAGCGTGGCCGCCTGGGCGGCTGCAAGTCCGATCCTAGCCGGTATCGCGCAGACAGCCTTCGGCATTGCACTCAAATATGCCGTCAATGCGCTGTTTCCTCCAAAGACGCAGAGCCGCGCTTCCGAACTGGAAACTCAGTACGGGGCAAACATCCCGCGTTCAGTCATTCTTGGCACGTGTGCGACCGAAGGTCATCATATCTATCGCAACAGCTACGGCAGCGGCGGGCGTCTCATTCAGGACGTGTTCGTCCTGTCCAGCTTCCGTATCACCGCTGTGCCGCGTGTACGCTACAACGGTGAGTGGCGTTCGCTAGTGCAGCAAGATGCTGACGGATACTGGCTTGTGCCGAACGAAGGGACGAGTGGCGACGATCACGACAACGTCCGGGTGAAGTTCTATTACGGCACGATGGATCAGCTAGCAGAGCCGACGCTGATCAATAATGCCCGCCCTGCCGGTCGCTGGACTGCGAACCATCGTGGCGCTGGCATTGCCTATGCCATTGTGTTTTCGGAACTGCGCAAGAACGGCGATGGCCTGACCTCGCCAGCCAAGTTGCTGTTCGAAGTCGTTGGCGCTCCGCTGTACGACTGGCGCAAGGACAGCACCATGGGCGGTTCGGGCGCGCATCGCTGGAATGACCAGAGCACGTGGGAATATTCCGATAATCCGCCAGTCCAGATCTACAATCTGGAGCGCGGTTTCTTCAACGGAACCCAGCGCATGGTCGGCAAGGCCGTTCGTGCAAGCCGCCTCCCATTGGCAGAATATACCCAGGCTGCGAACATCTGCGATGAATCCATGCCGGACGGTTCGAAGCGTTATCGTGCACATGCGATTGCCAAGGATGGTCCCGGAGCGAACCACGATGCCAACCTGATGCCGATCCTAGAAGCGATGTGCGGCTCATGGGTTGAGCGCGTTGATGGTGAATTCCCGATTGCAGGCGCGCCACAGGCAATCGTTGCCACGATCACGGACGACGATATCAAGCGTGGTGCACCGCTTCGCTTCAGCGCGAAACGCAAGCGGACTGAGCTTATCAACACTGTTGCGGCTTCTTATGTCTCACCTGAAGATTTCTACGAGACGAAGGACGCGGCAACCCGCATCGATGCAGGCGCTCTGGCCGAAGATCGGGAAACGCTGGCCAGCGCCATTCCTTACGCCGCCGTCACCGATGTACGGCAGGTGGACAGGCTGGCAGACATCGCAATTCGTGGCGCTCGCTATCAGGCGTCGGCGGAAATCGTCGTTCATCCGAAGTTCCTCGACACGATCAAGGAAGGCCGGTGGGTTCGCTGGAATAGCGCCAAGTATGGCGATCGCACGTTTCAGGTGCTGACCCGCCAGCTTGGTGGGATCAATACCGATGGCGCTCGCGATATCTCGCTGTCTTTGCAGCAGATCAGCAACGGGGTCTTCGACCCGACCGCATACGAAACAAATCCGCCCAACATCATCGTTGTCCCGCCGCCGCAGTATCTGGCCGAGGTGCAGAACTTCGATGTCATTCCAACCATCGTCAAGGCTGATGGAGCTGGAGAACTACCGGGTGCCCGACTGCTGTGGGATACGATCGATGACATTTCTGTTGTCGGTGTCGATATCGAGTACTGGCCGGCCAACGATCCAAACCAGGTATTCAAGCGCTTCGTGACGTGGGACGTGGTGAACGTTCTTCTGGTCGAAGGCCTGACCTCTCTTACGGACTGGTTCGTTCGGACGCGCCTGCGTGTCGATAATGGGCGTGCTGTGGCGTGGGCCGCGGCAAAGCCATTTCGGACGCTGAATGCACAAGGTGATCAAAACCCGATCGATTATGAAGCTCTGGCCGATGATCTGAAAGGTTATCTCGGCTGGATAGGGCCACAGGTGCGCGAACTGATCCGTCTCAGTCAGGAGCTGGTGACACAAATTGCTGACAACCATGCCAATGCCTATGAGGACCGGCAGATGCTGGTCCGCAGACTGGAAAGCACGTTCGGCAGTGCTCAAGCACAGTGGGAGGAAGCCATTTTCGTCGCCACCGGGCCAAACAGCGCCATCGGGCAGCAACTCACGACGATCAATGCCCAGTTGTTCGATGTGAACGGTGCGAGCATCATTCAGTTGCTGCAAGTGCGGGTTGATGGTGTCGAGGATGATGTGGTGGCGCAAGCCAATCTCATTACTCAGCTTTCGTCCAATATCGGCGAAATTTCAGCCAATGCCACGTTCCGGATGGGCACTTACAATGCTCCATCGGGCTGGAATGCTCGTATCGGTATGGAAGTGCGCGGTGGGACAGATGACAGCTTCAAAAGTGCTGGCTTGTTCCTTGATGTTACCAGCACCCAAGCGCGTATCGCTCTTATTGCGGAGCAGATCGTATTTTCGAACGGAACCGAGTTCTTCAAGCCTTTCGTCATCCAGAACAACGTGATGTACGGCGAAGGCTTCGTCATGGATTGGGCGAAGATCGTAAATGTTTCGATCCAGTGGGCACAGATACAGAATGCCGTTATCAATAATCTGGTCGTCGGAACAAGCAATCTGGATTTCGGGGCAGTCACAGGCGGTTCACGCGCTTCATTCAACCAGCTTCTCAACGGATCAACCGGAGCTGTTGCGGCCCTGACCATTAACAATCCGGTCGGCAACAAGACTATTCCCGGCTGCAACGTCTCCCTGACCTATTCGTCTACGGGTTCAATGACGCTGAAACTGGCACTCCTGAACATAACAACCGGGGCAGAGATTATCTCGAACACCGGCACGGCTTCGGGCGGTAGCAACACACTGACCCTTGGCGGCAGCAATGTCGATTTCAGTTCGGTCCCCGGAAACAACGTCTACGGGCTTCAGGTAACCGTACTGGCCAGCAGCGGAACCACAACAGTCAATAATACTGTCGGGACCGTACAAGCGCTCTTCTGGAAGCGCTGACCTTCATCAAAATCCAATCATAGGAAACCGCGTGAACAGCGCGGGGAGGTATTTCATGGCTGTTCTGTCGGACTATACCGATGGCACGATCACCGTAACCAATGGATCGGTTGATTTCACGGGCACGGACACGCTCTGGCGAAGTGCTGCATTTCGAGAGGGTGATACCGTCCTTCTACAGGGCTTCACCGGAGTGATCGCCGGTACGTCGGACGATGATCCGCTGATCTTGTCCAACACGACAGGGCAGTTCACCGAGCCGTGGCCGGGTGCAAGCGGTACGTTCTCCTATCGGATGCGCTATCAGCCAGACAATGCCCGTTTTTCGGCGAAAAGCACGGCTCTGATCAATCTTCTCGCCAATGGCATTCTGCGAGGTATTGCTGACATCGGCGTGCAGGATGGCAAGCTTCTAATCGGCAACGTTGCTGGTCTTTATGACCTGATTGATAAATCGGAACTCGGATTGCAAGACCCGAACGGCAGTCTCGCCAAGCTGGCGGCGCTGCAGCTGGCTGCGAACATGGTTCTTCGGACAAACGCCGAAGGAGCAATGGAACAGTCTCAGTTAACGTCATCCGGCGTGGCGCTCTTAAAGGCTCCACCAGTCGCGGACGGCCAGTTTCTATACGCAATTGGACCGGACGAATTTTCTGTCGCTACGCTCACGACATGGTCGCGCAGTTTTCTGGCTTCACCAGATGCGGCCGAGCAGCGCCGTATCATCGGCTATAATCGACCGGCATTCAAAGCGCATCTCGCTGCCAATCAGCTTGTCTATAACGGCACGACTAATCTGACCTTCACGGCAGCGCCTTTGAATGTCAACAACGGGTGGTCAGGCGGCAGGTTTACCATCACCCAGCCAGGCACCTATTTCTTCATGTTGAATATTACGATTGGCGATGGCTTTGCCGGGCAGTTCATCCCGCAGATATTCGTCAGTAACGGTACAAATCCATCATCTGTCTACAGTGAGGTCGTTGCCCCCATCGGGCCGCAGAGTGCGCAGCGGTTCTATGCCGGAGGAAACGTGGGAGCCGCTATATGGCTCAACACAGGATCTTACGTAGAATTCAAGCTGGTGTTGGATGCCGTACAGGGCAACCCGTACATGGGTGCCTTTCGGTGTTCTGCGACCGGCTTTTTGATGTGAGGGCACTATGAAATACAAGTTCATCAAGTTCGGCCCGGAGGGTTTCCCTCTCTTCTATTATGACGAACTGACCTATCCGCCGACCGACAAAGGCCAGAAGAACGCTGATATTCCGGCAGATGCATTAGCCGTTAGCGATCAGCAATGGCTTGATGCATCCATGCTCAGGCTTTGGCGCGCTCCAGATGGCACACTCACTACGCCACCAGCACTGGAGTCGGGAGAGGAAGTCGACCTAGTAGCCTATGCCGCACAGAAGCGTTGGGAGCGGGAAGTCGGCGGGATCGAGCTCAATGGCTTGACCGTCGCTACCGATGATCGATCAAAGACCATGATTTCCGGCGCGCGGGTGGCCGCGATGGCCAATCCCGACTTTAAGACGTCCTGGAAGGGGGCGGGCGGCGAATTCGTTCCGCTCGATGCCCACGCTGTCATTGCAATCAGCGATGCAGTGCTTGCTCACGTCTCGAATTGTTTTGCAACAGAAGCACAGGTTCTCGCCGACATCGAGGCTGGTGCCGTTACAACCGTCGAACAGATCGACGCTGCATTCGCAGCTTAGAGCCGGAGAAAATGGTTACGCGGTGAGGTAGCGTTCCTCACGAATTCCCGCTTCCGTAATAATAAAAGTAGGCTGATACCAAGATGGCAGCCGCTATCGCCATGATGGCCCAGAATATCCATTCGAAATGTGCGTAAATCAACAAGACAACAAGCCCTCCTGACGAACAACCCCGAAAGGGTGGAGAGTGTTCAATCTGTTTCAGAAAGGCCCCAGTAAGGTTTCACTGAACTGGGGCCGAGCGCCTTGGGAAATCAAGCTGAAAGCAATGATAGGCGCTCACGGTTCCATTAGCAGAGATTGATTAACAAACCGCTGTAAACATTGGGATTTTAACCATTCTGCGCCGATTAATAAAGAAACCCCGACAACGTGCGGCTGCGGAGGTTACGCAACTTCGCACATGGCTAGTAAGAACGTTGCGCACCGCCATCTTAACCGGCAAAGTCTAAAATGAAACCCCGGCTGCGGGTTATGACGCGCAACCGGGGCTACACAGACCGTCCAGTCACGTCAGAAGGTTGGTCAGTGCTCCGATATAAATAGTACTGTTGTGAATTAAGAGAAGCCCCAGCAGCGGGGGCTACCGGGGCTGGCGCATCGGAATGGGCGTGGGGGGCTTAGGGTCCGATGCGCGATGCAAAACGTATTGCGGCAGTGAACCATTCTCAACTGCCTGACAATTGAAACCCTCGAAAGGTATCCACCATGGATAGAACCGTGCCAGCTGGCGCGGCGCTTCTGCTCGACTTTATTGGCGGGATCGAAGCCCCTCGCGGCTATGACGTAATATACGGCAACAATCAGGACAAGTTGCCGAAACCAATCACTCAGATGACAATTGGCGAACTGGTCGATGCGCAGGCGTCTTTCACTAAGCGTTTCAAATCGTCAGCGTCTGGACGTTACCAGTTCATGCGTGCCACGCTGCAAGATTTGTCGCGTGAGCTTGGTTTGCGAGGAACCCAGGTATTCGATGCCAACTTGCAGGACAGGCTCGGCTTTCACCTGCTGAGGCGGCGCGGCTATGACGACTATGTGTCAGGAAAGATCACCCGTACCGAGTTCGGCAAGCGCCTCGCGCAGGAATGGGCTTCTCTCCCTGTCCTTGCCGCGACGAGGGGCGCCCACCGCGAATTGAAAAGAGGCCAGAGCTACTACGCTGGCGATGCGCTGAATAAGTCTCTTGTCACCCCGGCCAAGGTCGAGGCCGTATTGAACAAGGTCAAGACCGCTGGCGCCGTTCAGCCGGTCGTTGTTGTTCCTGACATCGTCACGGTCGAAAAGCCCGTCGTGGCAGATCCTGGGGAGCTTGGAACGAAACCATCCAAGAGCAAAACGGTCTGGACGTGGGCTGGTGCTGGCGTCATGTCGGCAATCAGCGGTGCCGGGTCATTCCTCGGTGGTCTCGACTGGCGTGTGCAGCTTCTGTTTAGCGCGGCCATCATCGGCTTTGCTATCTATGGCATCAAACGCCGTGCGGATCTGTTCAAGGCGGTGAAAGACCTGCAGGCGGAAATCGGCTGATGGGCACTCTCTGGGGGCTGATCCCATCATGGGTAAAAACTGCGCTCGCCGCCCTTGTGGCAGCGTTCCTACTTCTTGCGGCTGGTTATCTCGCTGGAAAGCGTGAAGGCCGTCAGCAGGCGCTTACTGAGCAACTGCGCGAAACCGTCAAAGCCGAAAAGGAAAGGGGCAAAGACGATGAAAAACTACGCGGCCTATCGGACTATGATTTTTGTGTTCTTGCCCTTCGTCGTCGCGGCTTGCCAGTCGAGCAATGCGACCAGTTGCGCAGGGTGGCGGCAGAATAACCTTTCACCTGCTGGTCTGGTCGCGCTGACGAAAGTGGACCGGCCAGCAGCGGAAAGGGTTGAGGGCAATGATGAAAATGGAAAACGGCGGGGCTGCTGGCAATGAGTGAAGACTTAAAATGGCTAATGGGCACAGCCGTCACGCTGATCGTGTTCTTCAGCGGGGCTTTGATTGCGTCATTTCGATCGCTGTCAAAGTCTCAGAAGGATGGTGACGATCAGCTACATGACCGGGTGAACCGGGTCAGAGACGAGTACGTTCGCCGCGTCGATCTTGACGATCACGTCAAACAGCTGCGCGACGGAATGAAAGAAATGCGGGATGAAACTCGTGAGGGCCTGAAAGAAACGAACAAGCGCCTTGATCAGGTGCTGGCTGTCCTGGCGCAAGATAAAAAGGTGTGACCTAAAAAGAACCCCGCAGCGGATCGCGCGGGGCCGGAAGTCATGTCTCATCGGCACCCAAAATTTTATTCAGGGAATCGGATTTGTAAAGCCCCGATGTTTAACGCTCATTCAGTCGGTACCAGCCTCGCATTACGCGGATGTAGGTAGGTTTGTGCGCCCGGTTGAACTTAACTGCGTTCTTCCGCAGATGATCAGCGATTTCTGTGGCATCCAAATTTGGCAAAGCGCGTTGAACTGTCTTGGCGCTGAACGGCTCGCGCAATTTGAGGTGCCGGATTGCCCGCTCGATTTCGGAGCTTTTCATAATCCCCTATCCGTCAGCAACCTGCAGCAATAAAAGCCCCGACGCTTTCGGCAGGCGTCGGGGCCGCGCTTGGCAAATGAGGTGCATGTCCTCGCCCGCGCTCTATCCGCTGAGCTTCGTACGGACCCAGCGAATAACTGAAAAATGCCCTGCCGAGGGACGAGCTAGGCAGGGCTGCGCCAGCGATGGTTCTGGTGCCAGTAGATTTGAACTGGCGCGAAGTTATCGTTCTTGCATCATTAAAACTCTGGGGAGGGGGAATGGTTCCGCGGCGGGAGCTCCAGACCATTCTTCGGGAATAGTTCTCTTATCACCCGTGTGTACGCCATTAACCATGCTATTCATTAAATCATAGCCAAGCGTTTCTGCGACGGCGCTTATTGGTTAGCAGGGTCTAATTAAAAGTTGTTAAGAAGGTGTTTGGCTTCGCCTGGGCGTGGTCGGTGCCTTGCGCTTAGGCTTGGGTAACAAGCCTTCCCTTTGTGCCCTCTTTTTCGCATCCTTACGTGCACGTCGAATAGCCTCTCCCTTTTCGCGGGTGCGCTTTTCGGATGGCTTTTCGTATGCTCGGCGCTCTCGAAGTTCACGGAAAATGCCTTCTCGCTGCATCTTCTTTTTGAGCACGCGCAGCGCTTGATCAATATTATTATCTCGTACAAGTACCTGCATTAAATTCCTAACTATGGCTTTGGTGGTCGGTTATGTTCTAATCGCGCAGCTCGCAGCCGCTCTGTTTTGGCGTCTATAGCTGCTTTTTCTGTCTCGAGAATAGCTTTTGCGGCGTTGTCCGTTATCGCGTTTTTCGCTTCCGTACGTGACAACGGTTTTTTGAAAAGGGTATCTTTAGTTAGTTCGGTCGATTTTGCTTCAAGCATTTTCCTTGTCCTCGTTCTGGAAAGGTCACACTTTCCGTGAAGGATTGAATGGGTGGGGGGCAAGCCTCCATATGATCGCCGTAACATCGGCTTCGCCGACATGATTGGAATTGCTGATATCTATCCTATCAATGCGAGAACACCGTTTGGATGTTTTAACCTCTGTTTACGGGCAAAAAACAAAAAAGGCCGGGAAAACCCGACCTTTTAATCGCCTCAACGATCAGTGCCAGTACATCCGTGGTCATGGATCGAAGGCAACGTCTGAACACTAAAACTAAAGTGCTTGCAGATTATCTGCGGCTTTCTTGCCAGAACGGCGATCAGCTACGAGTTCGAAGCTAACCCGTTGACCTTCGTTGAGCGTATGCAATCCTGCGCGTTCAACTGCGGAAATGTGAACAAAAACATCTGGAGATCCGTCTTCGGGTTGGATAAATCCAAAGCCTTTGCCGCCATTAAAGAATTTTACTGTTCCGTTGGTCATATTGAATATCCTTCAAATCGAACGGTTAAATACTAACGAAAATTAATTCGCTGCGAGTTTTACGATTTGAAAGAAAAAGAGGGGCTTTAAATCTTAGCCACGTCGTTCGATAACAAAGTCGATGAACATCATTTAGCGTTAATCAACGCTTTTTACAAGAGTAGCGCTCTTGTTTTATTAAAAATTGATTCTGCGGCTTAAAAAAAGAACCCCGCAGCGAAAACTGCGCGGGGTAATGGGGAGGTATCATGAACCTGACCAAAATTCTAATCACGCGAGATAAAAAGTAGAGCCCCGACGCTTTCGACCGGCGTCGGGGTCGCGCTCGACAAATGAGGTGCGCGACCTTGCCGTGCGCTCTATCCGCTGAGCTTCGTACGACCGAGCGAATAACTGAAAAATGCCCTGCCGAGGGACGAGCTAGGCAGGGCTGCGCGCGATGGTTCTGGTGACAGTAGAGGTGAACTAGCGCGAAGTTATCGTTCTTGCATCATTAAAACTCTGGGGAGGGGGAATGGTTCCGCTGTGAGCGCCACGCTATTCCTCCGGATCAGTTCCCGTTTCTCCCATCTGGACGCCTTTTGCCATACTAGCGATAGCCCGTGCTATTTCGATGCGATCCCATCCGGCCTCTTGTGCGTCTTCTATCAGGCTGAACAGGCCGTCGGCCAGAGCTTCCTGACAGTCCATAAACCGTTCCGGGTAGCCCTCGTCTTTCTTCGGCCCTTTCATTCTATCCTCCCTAAAATAAACTCGGCTGCTCTTCCTTATTGTCATTGCTTGGCGTGAGGTCGATCAGATCGGCGTCGGGCAGGGGCTTTTGCATTTCCTTGGCTTCATCCCATGGAGCGCGTAGCCAGGTGTCGATTTCCTCCGTGGTGCGGAGAATGACCGGCATTGCCTTCGGATGAACCGGCTTCACGACAGCGTTTGGCTCAGTGGTGAGGAATGCAAAGATATCGACCTCGACCGGGCCTTCCTTCTTCTTCCGCACGCCTTTCCAGCTTGTCCAGATACCTGCGAAGGCAAACAGCGGCTTTTCCTCATTCAGCGCGAACCAGTGCAGCGGCTTACGCTTGGTCTTCGGGTCGGGTTCCTGCCCGTATTCGGAGAACGATGTGGCCGGCACAGCGCAACGGCTTTCGACGCCTTGCCACCGCCGCCAGTGAGGCGAGGTGAGGTTGCGGATATTCGTTACTCCGCTATCCGCTTCGCCCTTCACATATATCGGGGGCGTAGGCATGCCCCAGCGGAGCATTGCGAGCTCCGGCTCATCACCTTTGATGTTTCGCAAAACAGGGGCCGGATAGTCGGGAAAGATATCTATCTGCGGATCGACACGGTTCGTAAGGTCCGAGAATTTCTTGAACAGGCGGCGCATGGCCTCATGTGTCGTGGTGATATTGTATAGATTGCACATGCGCTCCTCCTCGTTACGAAAAGAATAGCGCGGTTATTGTTGGCGTCTAGCTGGTTGCTTTCACTCTGACTATAGTGCGAAGCTGCGCGGGTTAGGTTGTATCGCATCTCAAATAGTCGGGCTGATCAATTTAGGATTTTGCAATGCGAATTGTTGATATCAGAGAAAGGTCGATTGATCTCAGCCGTTTCGCGGATTTGAGCATTCATCAGTCGCTGCTAACGACGAGTATTGTCGCTGTCGTGACTGATGTTTTACGTAACGGTATCCCGATTGTCGGATATGGCTTCGGTTCTGTCGGTCGGTTCGCCCAGTCAGGATTGATCAGAGAACGGTTCGCTCCTCGCTTACTTGCAGCCGACACTGATCAATTATCCAATTCCGCAAACGATAATATCGATCCGTTTCGCGCTTGGAAGCTAATGATGTCTGATGAAAAGGCAGGCGGCCATGGTGAACGCTGCGTTGCGGTCGGGGCCCTAGACATGGCAATCTGGGATGCCGCAGCAAAAATCGAAGACGCCCCACTATTCAGCTTTCTCGCCGAAACCTTGGGCAATAATTCAGAGCCCGGGACTCAAATAAACTGTTACGCTGCCGGCGGATATCCTTACCCCATCGAAGACCATTCTTCGTTGCGCACTGAAATTCGATTGATTGTTGATCGAGGCTTTACGCATGCGAAAATCAAGATCGGTAAAAGGGAAATATCGGAAGACTTACAGCGGATCGATATAGCTGCAAAAGAATTGCCAAATGGCTATTCTAGTTTGGCTGTGGACGCAATGAACGCCTACAGCCATGAAAGTGCAATACAGGCCGCTACTGCGCTCTCGGTAAAAGAACTGTGGTGGTTCGAAGATATCTGCGATCCGTTGGATTTCGATACTCAATCTGACATTGCCGAAAATTACGCGCCGCCGGTTGCTGCTGGCGAAGCATTATTCTCTCTATCTGAGGCCAAGCTGTTGGAGCGTCACGGTGGTTTAAGGCCCAATCACGACATTTTAGTATTTGATCCAGTTCATTGTTACGGTTTGCCTGTCTACCTCGAAATTGTCGACCATTACGTCAAACATGGATGGTCGAAAAAGTCATTCTGGCCACATGGCGGCCATCAATTTTGTCAGCACGTAGTGGCTGCGCTAGGCCTCGGAGGCGCGGAGGTGAACCTCACTAGCTTTCAGCCGCTTTGTGGGCTTGCGGACGATACTGTTGTGGTAGATGGAAGGATCAGTATGTCTGACCGTGCTGGCATCGGTTTTGAGCATCGCAACGCAGTGCGCCAATTGTTTCATAGCTTGCTGGAAACTGGGTAAGTACTCATCCGTGGCGGTGGCCTTGGCAACCGAAAGTGCCATCCTGCACCGTCCAGTCACGTCGAAATACGACATTTGCCGTATAGCGCTTCACTTGATTCTGCCGTCGTGTGTTTGCAGATCGTGCACTTCGCCTGCACGGTCCCATTTGTGTTTCAGGCGAATTGCTGGTGAGGCCAGCAGAGGAGGACATATGAAGACCTTAGCAATAGTGGCCGTTGGCGCATTCTTGGTGTCGGGAACGGCATTCGCGTCCGCGCCTGCTGTATCGACTGTTAAGCAGACCATCAAGCAAGCCCCAGCATCCGGCCCAGTTGTGGCAGGTGGCTCGGGCAAACAGAATCGCGTTGGTTTGCCAGGGACGGGCAAGAGCTTTCGTTTTTAAGTTGGATGGTTTGCCCCGTTTAGGCGGGGCAAACGCCTATTTCTTTCTGCCAGTCAGTGCGTCCTCGCCTTCCAGCTTGTGAGCGCGACAAAGCCACAGCTGTCCATTTGTCGTCTTGAAGCCGAACGAACCCCATTCCTTGCAGTCTGCTGCGTCGCAGAAATGCACGAACAGGCTTCCTGCCTTGGCGACGTGTGCGTTGTCGTTTTTGTAAGCAGTCATTATCCCCTCGGCATTTTCGTAATTCCAAACTGCGCATAGCCTTTTGTCGTGCAGGCCCGGCATCGCATGCGCCTGTGCAGATCGACAAACCAGGTATGCGTTCCGTATTTTCGTAAAAGCATCTCTCTATCAATCGATCCGATGTGCCCGCACTGGCAACAGAACCCGTATAGCTCGTACCATTTGAACAGGTCCATGATCCGGGTCGATACCGGCATTTCGGTCAGGTAAGGTGGACGCGGTTTCATCGGTCAAAGTACGTCTCCCACGGTTTGGATTTTTTGTCTGTCGGGTCGTAGGGAACGCCGCCATATAGCTGGATGAACTCTTGCTGGCCTTCCCAGGTTGGGAATTTCACAATCGAGAAGTAACGGCCTTCATGATATGCGCAGTCATGCAGGCGATAAGCGCCGAGCCGATGTTCGTCCGCAATCACTTCCAAAAGCCTTATGCGCAGTTCATCAGTCAAAAAAAGCACGACCTGAAACGAATACTGCTTATTGATGAGCGTCTTCGGAGGCTCGCCGCGTGATCTCCCGCTCATTTTACGCACACCGTCGGCTTCCAGCCACGTGCAAAGCCCATCGACATAGCCAGACTGGCATATTCGATCTCTTTGACGAGAAAATCCCGATCCTTCAGAAGCGTCTCGATCGCAGCCCGCGCATCGCCTTTGTGGTAGGCGAGAACCAATTCAATTTCGTTTTCGTATTCATTTTCCTGCGCAACCGCACTCATTGTCCTGCTCCAGTGAAGCAGACACACACGCCACCTAACGTGTCCGGATTTCATCAGCGCCGCTCGCTGATGTTCCTAAAATGTTCTCATTCTAAAAAAGAGTCAATCGCGATTTTGTGGTTGTGGAAAGCCGGTGGATTACCTGTGCATTTTACAGGTAAAAGTGGGGCAGGCGCATGAAAAAACATAATGTTTGCAACGCATGCTTTTCTGTCCCACTTTTCTGCAAGCCATTGAAAAAGCGGAAAATCCGTAGAACCTACTAGACTCCTACTGAATTGAACCGGCCTAAGCGGATCATTACTTAAGCGTAGGAAAGATATTGGGCACCAATTCGTTGTCGTCATTGGAAAACTTAACTCCAACTATCTTTTCCAAATCTGTGGTCGACAACGATACATCCGCCTTGAATTGGTGCTCATTATATCTGCCGCTGGCAAATACCAACTCCGCTATCCTGCGTAGAAGCAAAGGTTCTTCGAAAGGTATGGCTCGGTCACCTTTGTCTAACGGTTCTGTTGTTCTCCATTTTTTGAAAGAAATTTGCTTGTAGAGGTTTGTAACTTGCCGATCATCAAACAAGCCAAGATCTTTGGAGCGATAGATCATAGCCTGTATTGAGACTTTCCAACGTGCCTTGAGATTAACAAAGCTTTCGAGACGAGACGAATAAACCTCATTCGGAAAAGATTGCTGTGGCAAAAGAAACGCTGAGGCAAACTTGTCAGCCTCTCGTTCGATTTCCTTGAGACGATATTTATCCTCGATTTCTTCACTTCCAACCCATTTATGCAAGCAAAGATGACCGAGCTCATGAGCAACATCAAATCTTGCACGAGCTGCAGATTCTTTCTCGGATGCAAGAAATATGAATGGTCGCGTTCCCGACCAAAATGAAAAAGCTTCGACGTTCTCATTTTCTATGGCGTAACGGGTTACAATAACGCCTTTTAGCTCCAGTAGCCTTATAACGTTTGAGATAGGTCCTAGGCCCAGACCAAAATGTTGTCGGCAAGATTGGGCATAAAACTCTATTTCTTCATCCGTGTAAGACTTGCCTGTAGGTTCGAATGATGGAATGTCAACGGTAGGATAGTTGGCATAATCATTGAAGGCGTATGCGACTGATGAGGCCCATCGCGCGTAAATCTCGCATGCTTGATTGCGCCGTTTCGTATCAGATCCAACCTTCCGAAAGAAATTGGCGCTATGAATCCCAAAATTCGGTCGAGCGCTTTTTGTAAAGAAAGCAAACGGTAGTCGTAGCTCACGGACTATCGACTCCATCACGACCGGGTCTGGCCTCTTATCGCCAGATTCGTACGAAGAAACCGCTTGTCTAGATACGCCTATTCTTTCCGCAAGCTCAGTTTGAGTCAGACGAGACGCTAAGCGCGCCTCGGTAAGTCGTTCCGGAATTAGCAGCCGTCCTACTTGTGACATTTTGCCTGATCCGGGGAACTGAACAATTTTGTCAGTCGCTACCATTATCCTTCATCCACCGCTCTATATCTTCCTTAAGCAGATTGAGTTGATCAAGGTCGTAATCCGTATTTTCGGTCGGGACGTCCTTGTCTATCTTAACTTCATGAGGCAGTTTGAGCAGATTATTCGATAACCAAGAATACCTGACGTTAGAATCAGGCGCCGGCATCGCTATATGAGCAAATTTTAATTGTTGGTACCCATGAACAACATGAAAATGAGGTAGGCCGGAGATTTCGAGCTCTTTCTCAAGTTCGGGGAATGCGAATACCGACTGTGTCCTCAGTCGCGCATTCTCGCGAAAGCCCACAGGTCTCGGTTGTCGAGAGGGTGTCGACACGAGACTGATGGAGGCGGTTGAGTGCTGGAAGCGAAGTTCCAAATAGCGACCAGTAGGCTTTGAAAAAGCGGTCCATTTATAATCGCAGTCTAATGCGCCGTTTTTAATCGCCCGCTCGAACCCAAAATCCACCGCCCACGATATCACGCGTCCCTTATTGTACCGGGCGCTTTCTGCCTGGAAGATCGGATTGTCTTGGTAAATCTCGTTTGCTGCGGCATATGCGGATTTCAGAATGGTCGGAATTGTCGACCACTTTGAAACGGGAATTTGGTCTTTGATGAAAGATTCAGGATGGATCACATTGGCCTCATCTTTTGCGCGGCATCGTATGCAACCAAATACGAAATTTTGTTCGATTTGTCAACCAAACGAGATTAAGAGGCTAAATGGTTAACCCTTGCTATAACTCCGCAGCTCGCCGGTAATTGGTCGGGCGAGGTAGGTGAAGCTTCAGAATTTGAATTGTGGGCCCAATCTAATCAAAAGATTGGTGCAACTTAGTGCTTTAAGCAATATTGAGCCTAGTTTGCTTCCATTCGTCAAAGGCGGCTTGAGTATTATATTCAGTCATTTTTTTTATGAAAAAATCGGCAGTAGATAAGTATTTTTCGAGCTTCTTCTCTCTCATTAATGAAACAAAGAGTGCACAAGATTTGGCTTGGCAATTAATTGATTTCGAGGGATTGAATTCGATATCGGTGAATCCCGAGAACTTTACCTCTTTTGTAATGCGATTCATCAACCAGTGGCGGTGCGGAAAAATTGCGCGCAAGTAAAGCCAATCGTAGAAAACCGTCTTAGGATAAAGGGGAAACTCGCGCCCTTGAAATCGAAACGCGATTAAGTTGCCTGATTCTTTTATACGGAGATCGCGTTTTGCAAGCTTCGGCTCAACGAAATAGAGGTCAGTATAAGGGCCGCCATCTTCGAAAACTTTACTTCCTTGAAACGCATTCTCTAACGTTATCTGCCCATCCCCAAATGGGACCTTTAGATGGAAGGCACTCAGATGGCGTCCAGCCTTAACATCAGATTTACTTGATATTTCCAACAGTGGGAAATAGCCAGCCTGCTCTGCAGCATTGTGCAATGCGCGAATGTTTTTCTGCTTTTGAACCTCCGCAAACCCGCCCGCCCATGGAATCTCGAAGTCAACTTGCTTCACATAGCCGAGGGCCTCGGTAGTGGGGATGAAAATCGGCCTCTCTGCCATCTTAGATGTTCCTTATCAAACTAAGGGGGATGACGTGAGGTACAAGAACCTCACATTTCTCTGCCGACTTCAATCGAGCCATTATCGCAGGGTCTCTCCAATCTGTATGACTGTAAAGAACCTCGAAATCTAAAATTTGTTCCGCTTCACCAATTGGGACCGGTATAACTCCCGCCTTATTGGAAACATCTGACGTAAATCTCACATTCGGCCAATGCAATACGCATGGATCGATTTTCAGGTAAATCACCTGCCCAATTCTATTAGCATTGCGCGCGACGTGCTCCAT